CCATCTCAAGTCACTGCAATCTGAAGATGAAGCTGACGAGAAGGCCGCTTAAATCTAACGCCCCCTTCGGGGGGCATAACTAAAATGAACTTTGGAGGTTCCACATGAAACATCAAGATAAAGTAGACCAAATAGCCGCACTCTCTGCACAGATTGCAGATCTCAATGAAGAGAAGAAATCTCTCATCGAAAGCCTCAAGGCTGAGGGTGAGGGAAGGTACTGCGGCACTGAGCATTATCTCACAGTGTCAGTATCAGAACGCGCCACGCTCGATCCTGTGGCCGTTCGTAACAAACTCAGCAGACAGTTTATCGCTGCTCACACTCGCGTCACAGAGGTCGTGACAGCCTCTCTCAGGGGTTACAACAGCAAGCGGGAGGCAGCGTAATGAAGCAGCAAATACCATTCATTGAGCAGTGCGAATCCTCTATGAGGATAAATCAAAAATTTAAAGATGACTGCGTAGTCAGAGCGATAAGTAACGCCACTGGTATGGCTTACAAGTTAGTCTTTGAAGACCTGATGAAGATCGGATTAGAGATGTACGCTTGGCCTAATCAAGACATTGTATGGATGGAGTATCTAAGCAGACTAGATTGGCAAAAGAATAAGTGTCCGAGGGACTCCAATGGAAAGCTGATCAAGCTTAAGTATTGGAAGGATCATCCTGATACTGCGATTGTCAGGAACTCAGGTCACCTGACAGCGATAGTCGATGGCTGTTGCTTCGACACTTGGGACTGTACCTATAGACCAGTCAACACTTATTGGACACCGGAGGTTCACAATGTTTAGTTTTAAAATATTACTGGCTAACTTGAATCCGTTCCTCCGCCTCGTTTCGGTAGACAGAACCTTCTCTGTCTATCGAGGCTTCGAGGCTACTGCAAGCAGCGACATAGTGATAGGGCGGAAGCGAGTGATCAGGCACAAGGGTGTTAAGTATACATACCGGAGGGGTGCGTAATGAAATTGTATGATAAGTACATGACCAAAATAGAAGTTCTTAAAGACAATGTTTCGGCACAAGACGAGTCGATCAAAAAATGGAAGGAACATATTGAGGACTCGAAGAATGTTTTGAGAAGGTCAAGAGAAGTCTTGGGCGAGTTAAAATCAGAGAAGCTTGAAACTGAAAAGAGAATTATCGAGCTTCGCAATGATATGAACAAAGCAATGAATGCATCGTACAGGAGGCAAATTCAAAAGCTTTGCGACAAGTATGATCTATCTGTTGAGCGAGAGACTCGTGATAGTTATTACGATCACTCTACCAAGAGACCAGTAACCGAGTATCAATACTGGGTCGATTGCCCTGAGTGGTTAGAGAAAGATCCAATCAGTGATGGTCATTGCGCTATAGATTTGGGAGATGTTCTGAATATCTTAGAGGTCTATGCCAAGCACCATCCAGATCATCCTGAGCATGACAAGCGAGAGTATGATCCAGTATTAACTCACATGTAAAAGAAAGCCTGACTCAGTTGAGGCGCGGCTAGAGTTGAGTCGGTGTCAATTGGGTCAGGCAAATTTGGAGGACAATGATGATTTGGATTAAGAAAAGAAAAAATCATGATGATGTTTTTAGTTCCATACCTAGACAAGAAGTTAATTCCATTCTGGACGAAGTACAAGGAGCAAAAGAAATTCCTTTTATACGACTAAGTAAAAGCCATATTTTTATTAACGCTATCTTTGTACCAGATACTACCAAGAAAACAGATTATAAATTTGATGTAGAAGAACACAGTGAGAATGACCTCAGACCATTAACCTCACGAGATTTAAACCCATAGGAGAACGATGATGAGTGACATACATAAAGTATTTATCTTTTTGTTTTTGGCATTGCTCTCTCTTGGAATTGCAGGGAATGCCGACAACCAAGAAGCTCTGCGCCATCAATCGGATTACTGCGAGATGACTAGGTTATACAGGGACACGGGAGGGGATCTAGGTTGGCCTGAATACAACCCAGATATAGACTGTAAATGAACGCCAGCGGGATAGGAAAATGACGATGACACTCGATAATACAGGGCATGATATTTTAAGGCTTGCCTTTGAAGACTTCGGTTTTGAGAGTCTTTACGAATTATACAGGAACACTTACAAATGCACCCCTTGCGGCCCTGCTGTTGGCGTACTGGTTCGAAGTATAGATAAGGAAGACAGGTGGTATTCTTGTGAGGAATTAAGAACACTCCCCCGCTTTATGGAGATGCCCGCAAAGGGTATTGAGGTGCTTAGGCTTCAGGTTGGGTCGATTGTCGAAGGTTTAGACGTAGAATGTGACAGCGTGGTTGTTGAGTTAGAAGATACAGACCCGGATACTTTCTCAAAAAATTACTGGGCGGCTGTTGATGCGGTAAATGAGGAGGCTTGTCAATTGTGGGACGAAACGCACGGTTGCCCGGATTGCTTCGGCTATGGCGATGAAGAAATGCACCCAATAGACCCTGAATGCCAATCTTGCGGGGGTTTTGGCGTAGTTATTTGATGAAACATAGGAGGAATTTAACAAACGCCAGCGGGCGGTGCGTAGGGGTTTTTTACGGTTGATTTGTTCCCCCCGATAACACCCGCAGCTAACTATGCGATGCTTCCCTTGAGGCTCCAGAAAATGACGCAGGAGTTAGCCGTCTAGCCCACGATACGGGCCTCATTAAATTTTTGGATAGAGGGGAAGTAAAATGTATATGACTAAGCTAACTTATCACTATACCCACGGGCCATTGCTGTCTCACACAGTAAGGCTACCGAGGCATTTGTTTAAGAAGATATATGGCGGGAAGCTGGCAATGGGCCATCGATTTGTCAGGAAGGGTATCTCTGGATATCACTGTCCGCCACTTTGAAAAGCTGTAAACTTCAGCCGCTTGGCCCACGAGACGGGCCTTACATTGAGGGCTTATGGACAAATTACATCTACTCTGTGACAAGATCATTGCCCTTCATGACAAGATGTATCTAAGGTTTGAAGAGCTGCTAGATCAGGCTCCCTGCTTACTGGAGTATCATGAATGGCGGTACTTCAAGACAGGAACTAAGAACAACCGAATGTGTGTCAAATGCGGAAGGCACGAGAAAGAAATTACATATCACATTAAAGACTGGATAAAGGAGGAAAGGATGGGACGAGTATATACAGACTGGAGAACACTGCCAGATGACCCTAACAGGGTGGGGGATGAGGACTTTGATCCAAACCCCAAGCCTCGATACGAGATTGATCCCGATGAGGAATACGAGAAGTGGAGAAACAGTGACGAGTATGAAAGCTGGAGCGAGACAGTCGCAAATGATAAGGATGAGTCATGACATCTCTATTCACTGACCCACTAGCCGCGCTAGAAGAGGCGGAGTATCTGGCTAGAGACACCTTAGTATCTCACTGCTTAGTTCAAGTTACTTCAGAGGGCATGCAGGTTATGCCTAAGAAGGAAGCCCTGCTAATGGAGGGACTGATACTGGAAACTGTAACCCCAGAATTTAACTTTAGCATTTACGACTAGGAGGAAAATGATGGACATGACATACAAAGAATTTGCCGAGCAGATGGATGTTATAGGCATAGCAATCACTGATGTTTTAAACGATAAGGCCGATGATATTCCGAGGGTGTCGATAGCTGCGGCACTGATCGAAGTGCTGTCTGATCTTGTTGTTTACGACACACCGAATGGCAGCGACAGAGACATCCCAGAGGAATGGGTGTTTGCAATGTTGAAGGGTGTCATTGACGCAAAGAAAAAAGACAGAGACAGCACAGCAATAAACTAATATTTTCTAGGAGTTCACATGAATAATGTTATTAATATTAACAAGAATATAAAAGACAGTAAGCTGGATCAATATAGAAAGTGTTTAAGGAAATCTATATACGACAGCGCGGTAGAGATTGAGAAACGGTGTCTCAGGCTTAAAGAAAACGCAATGGCAGGAGATCGTGATGCTTTCCTCTGGTCTAATATATCTATTCTTTACAAAAGCTTAGGCGAAATGAACGAGACAGTTAATAAACTTATTGACGGCTATGTTGATGACATTGATGGGGATCAAGATGATTGGGACAGCGAAAGTCAAGATACAACTGAGTAACGGGGGACAAAGACTGTTCAACTTTCGAGTTGAAGGGGATGCGTCAGAGGATATTGAGACAAAGGTTGAAAGGTTCGCTAGAATAAAAGCCAACCAACACAGGTGCGAAAGGGTTTTGACTTGGGAGATTATGGTCAACGAAAGGTTAACCCATTTAGGATTCGTGCCTTACAAAGCTAAGTAACCGGGGGGAACTCCAAGGGTGGCGCAGCAGCACCTAACTTTATCGCGTACCCCCGGAATCTTGTGGCGTGATAAAGACTGCTGCACTACATTCTGCGATTAACAATCAGGTCTAGACTTTTACTCAGCAGGCCAAAATTATCCTCACAAAATTCGTTTGATATCAGGCAATCATATAAGACTCTGGCGCACTCTACTCCTAAAGTCTTCTTGACTAGCGTGACAGTCTTGCTGAACGCTCCATACCCATTGCCGTAGTTATCTTTCTTGCCGTTACCTGCCGGGATAGAATCATATTTCTGCGCCCGAATATTTATACAAGCACGTTCCGCCTGACTTAGAAATAATTCAGCCGCCATATGCTGTGACAAAGAGATCCTTCCCTGCATTAAAAGCTTATCAATGATCAACTGATCCATAACTCTAGCGCGAGGTATGGTTCCGCCCTCTATCATGACGCTGTGTCTTTCGTGAATCTCTCTGGTTCCTAGATCAGATATCGACTTGGTCATACCAGTGAATCCGGGTATCCGGGCTGTAAGATTCAACCCTGTTCTTTTCAGAGTACCTGCCGCTGAGTAAATCATAATTTAGATTAGTGACCCCTTGTTTACCTACCCATTTAAACCTGCACTTCCAGCAATGAACTTCAACGTCATCATCTGTTCTGTGTACAGTGATACCTAAGTCAGCCTTAGCAAACCAAGCAGCACTGCCAGAGATCGACATCCCCTTGGGGACAGGATATGTCCCGTCCTCCTTGGGATATACTTTAGCTGGGTGTGCCACGAACCAGCAGTGAATGCCGTGAGCCTTGCAGAAAGTGGTTACCTTAGTCAGCATTGCAGAGATAGAGATATGCTCCTCTGTCCCATCCTGTTCGATGTAGTTATAGGGATCTATCACCAGCCCCCGGACACCCAACCTGAGTACCGCCTGTTTCGCCCTATCTATGATGCTGTCTATAGATGAGACCACACCATCCTTTTGATCTAGGAAAACGAAATGCTTGTCAATGAAGTCAATTGCTGTGTCCAACTCTTCATTACTGATACGCTGGTTAGGCCCATCAAAGAAAGGCTTGCCGATAATTTTCTCAGCCAGCTTCGCTATGTGAAAATGAGGCGGGTTCTCAAAGCTGCACACTGCAAACTTCCAGTGATCTTTCTGTGCCATATTGATCATTATTTGATCAATAAATTCACTCTTGCCAGAGCTTGGTAGGCCAGTGACTACAGACAACTGCCCCTCGCTGACGGTGAACAGATCATCTACAGACTGTAACCCCGTAGACACCCCAGTCCCCACGCCCTCAGTGTAGATATGCTTCACCTCATTAGCGTAGTCCTGTGCTGCGTACACGCCCTTCAGTGGCATAGGTGTTGGGTTGGCAATCAACTTCGCCAGCTCATCAGCCCCGTGCCTAAGCAAAACATCATTGCTATCCTTGCACCCTTCTGGGTAGTTAACTCGCCAACACTTAGCCCTGCCCACTCGCCTTGCGATCTCTTCAGCCAGCGCCTCACCAGCCTGATCGTTGTCAGTAGCCAGTATTATTTTGGGGATGTTGGTGATGATGTCTCTTGCATCCCAGAGATAGCTAAACTTATTGTCATCCTCTGGATTGATTCTGTTGTTGCTAACTTTCTGGGGCGCACCGTTAGGACACGACACAGCCGTCACACTAGCCGCTGACAGAGCAAGGACATCAACCTCGCCCTCACAGATAACCAATTGGTCATCCTCATTTGATACCTTTTCGATACCATATAGCCATCTGGCAGCACCGTCTTGGGTAAAGTATTTACCCTCAGTAGAGCGCCATTTTACCGCCCTTTCAGAGCCTGAAACGTATACAAACCCTACGGCTGGTAGATTGCCGCCGCCGTTAAAATACTTTTCCCCAGTAATAACCTCAGTGTTTACCGCAGACATAGGAATGCCCCGGCTGGAAAGGAACTCTTCTAGCACAGCATTATCCCTAGTTGTTTGAATGTGAACGACTTTCTGTTTAGGTAGCCGCTCGTAAGGTGATTTGATTTTGACTGCCCCGGATGCGGAGCAATGGTGACAGTAATAAAGTTTAGCGTCAGCGCCTATTGTGACCGACAAAGTTTTGACGTTTTTCTTTTTCCTATCGTTCCCACATTCAGGACAGACTATCCTGCAATCATCGTAGATCCCCTCTACGACTTCGTCTATGACCCCCATTGTTTCCCCTCAATTCTTTAATGATTCCTTTAAGTAAGTATTGACGCTGCACCTTTGAACGCTTTGCTATATCTAATGCGGAGTCTTTGACCCACGCCGCATCGAGATCTGCGTCCTCGCAGTGCTTTATTAAATCGTCAGATGTGAAAAATTCTAAAGCTTTTGCAGACTCATCTGCCAAACAGAGATCCCTGAAGCTGCGATCAATAAGCTTACGCGCTATCTCCTTCGATAGCAACGAGCCTAATGATGGCACGGGGATCTTCTCTGTCGAGCGCCCAGTAGATGTGTTTTTCTTTAACTTGTCTGTCATTTTTATATGCCACTCCCTGCAAGCAATCAAGGATAACGGACTCATCCAGATCTGGCCTGCGTGTCTTATAGTGAATGGTTATATGGGCGGCAACATCGCACTCAATAAGATCATCTAGAATCTCAGCCTGCTTCTCAAACGCCTTCACATAATCCAAAGCTTTCTTAGACTTTATAAAGTACGGCCTGCCTTTGATCGTGACAAACCTTCTGCTGTTTGCCTTAGAAGCTGGCTCACCCTTGACAACGCATTCATAAATGATATTAGCGTTGACATCAATATTACGCAACATTAATATCACCTCCGAGGTAATTGATATGAGTAAGATGGGTCAATATGTTTTAGGATTACAAGAGGCTGGTATATTGCCAGACTTTAGTGACGATAACCAATTAGGAGAAATACCAGATGAGTCTAGAGATAGAGAAGGATGTGCCAAGACCAAAGGTGAGGCAGACGCTGATCCCATTCGAGAAGATGGAGATCGGTGATAGCGTACTGGTTCCCACTGATGACATGAAAGAAACAAACGTGCGCTCTCAGGCAAGTATAAGGTCAAACAAGGAGAGCGGTAAGAGGTTTACTGTACACCGAGAAGGAGAAGGATGCCGGGTGTTCCGGGTCTTATGAAGATAACTAATAAACATAATCTACCAGAGCCTGTGTATAAGGCTCTATCCAAAGACAATTACTCAATGGGTGACGCTGAGATTAGCGTGACCACTATGATTGATTCGCCCCGAATAAATATCTTGAGAAAGAAATACTGGGAAGAGTTGACTGAAGATGTGAGTGACAAGCTTTGGTCTGTCCTTGGGACTGCGGTTCACAATATGTTTGAGGCCGAAGCTTCGTGGGACTATATCTTAGAAGAACGGCTGCACATTACGCACAAAGATTGGAAGATCTCTGGCGCTATCGATGTGCAGAAAGTAAACCCGGACGGCACTATATCCATAGCCGACTACAAATGTACGTCAGTCTGGTCTGTTATTTACGGCAAAGAGGAATGGGTTGATCAGCTCAATTGTTATGCTTGGCTTGTAAGAAACGCCAAGAATAAAGAGATCTCTGAACTACAGATAGTGGCAGTGCTGCGGGACTGGAAGCAGAGGGAGGCAGAGAACAATGCCAATTACCCGCAAGCTCCCATAGTTATCATTGACATTCCTATCACTGAACCAGAGGAGCAGGCCCGTATTATTGAGGGGTATCTGGATCAACACGCTGATGCTCGATTAGCTGAGATGCTGGGCGAACCAATTGCATTTTGCACAGACAAGCAGCGTTGGTTGCGTGGTGAGAAATGGGCTGTCATGAAGAAGGGCAGGAAAAGGGCAATAAAATTGTACGACAGCGAGGAAGACGCAGATAAACACTGCAAAGATTCCTCAGAGAAATTGTTTGTCGAACACCGAGAAGGTGAGCCGACAAGATGTCTGCAAGATTATTGTAGGGTCAGTAATTTTTGCGATCAATGGAGGAACAATGATCGAACAGGATGAAGATTTTTACAGGAAGGTGATAGGCATTATGGGTCAGTTCAAAAACGATGCCGTTCAGTTTCAAATTGATGGGGAGAAGGTTTTGATATTTGTAAACCGCAAGAGAACAAAGATAGATATGAGCATCTCCCTCTTCTACAAGTTAGCAGGAAATGAAATTGTGAAGATGATACGGGAGAGTGGGCATGTCACAAACTAGAATACGGGAGATGTGGTTTAAGCTGTACGATATGGATCTAACCGGGATGCTTCAGACAGGGTATGATGGTAATTCATATCTCAACTGGGCAGACGCTTGGTCTATATTCGTTACTCATTATCCCGCTAGTTTCTACACATTCCACGATGAGACTCGACACCCAGATGGTTCAGTTATGGTTAACTGTACTGTCAGGGTTCACCTCGGTGGCGAGATGATACACGAGGACTACATTGAGAGATCAATGTGGTTGCCAGTCATGCAGAGTGGTAAAGCAAAAGCTTCAGTAGTTAACCCAACGAGCAGGCAAATACAGGACGCAAGGATGAGATGTCTTGTGAAATGTCTTGGCATGTTTGGTCTTGGGATTAAGCTGTGGAGACAGGCAGAAGGAGGGATGGATCATTCAGTACCATCACAGCCTGTTGCAGGGGAAGATGAGGAGCGCACAGAGCTAACGCTTGGCGGTCTTAAAGATATGATTACAAGCGCCGAAAGCAAGAAGCAGATCATCGATTGCCTAAGCGCGAACGCAAACGTAACCGCAAAGCTTAACGAGCAAGAGGCTCAAGACTTTCGGTTATGGTGTACTAACGAAATAAAGAAGTTTCAATAGGAGAAACATATGGAAGGTAAGAAGCAATACCCTAGCAGTAGAGAGGGCGGTCTTTGGGTCAAGCAGGATGGTGGCAACTGCTGCTCCATCTTGAATACGCAGGCTGCGACTGCCAATCGGAAGCGCAGACCAGACTACAGTGGCAACATCGAAGTCACACCAGACATGATGAAGCTGCTGATTCAGATGGCGAAAGATGGCAAGCAGATGAAGATACAGATCTCTGCTTGGGAAGCTATCCCACAGGCAGGAGGTAGTCCCTACCTGTCGCTGTCATCTGAAGTTTACTATGACCCTAACACGCAACAGCAGGCTCCTCAGTATCAGCAGCCTGCACCACAGCCTGTCCCGCAGCAAGCCCCGCAAGCTGCACCTCAGCCTGTACAACAGCCTGCACCACAGGCCGCGCCAACGCCTTCAAGTAGCTTTATAGACGATGACATCCCCTTCTAACATTCGTTCTAAGAAGTTACTTGCTGCTGCCAAAGGGCAAAGCTGCGTCAACTGCGGTGTCAATGATGGCACTGTGGTTGCCGCGCACTACTCTGGTATGAGGCAGCACAGTTTCGGCAAGGGCAGAGGCATCAAGGGGCATGACCTTTGCGTTGCTGATCTCTGTATGAAATGCCACAGCGCGTTTGATAAATACGAAGTGAGCAATATGGATAACCAATACATGCGAGACATAGATCAGTCTGAACAGTTCTTGTATTTGGTGCTGAAGACTCTGATTAGGAGAGTTAATGACGAGGTTATCAAACTATGAAGTTCAGGCTAGAAGATACTGAAGACATAGATAAGATAATTATTATGGCTGCACATGCAAACCCTCATAACATTGAAGAGATGGCAGAGATGCTTAAGAAGTGTGACAAGGGATTGTCTGTGGAGATCAACAGGTACAGGGACTCTCGCAGTCGAAGACAGGAAGGTTACTACCGTAAATGGGTGCGGTCTTTCGGAGAGTTTGTTGGCCTGACAGAGGGGGAGATGCACGAAGAGATACTGTGTCAAAGCTTTGGGGAGACTATCGTTGACACCAAGTTTGGCAAGAAGAGAAGGCCAAAGCAGAGAAGCGCAGACACTAACACTGAAACGTATGGCAGGTTAATCGAAACATTAATTATGATAGCAGGTGGTATGGGATTTTCAGTGCCGCCTCCAACTAGAAGTTTGGAAGAGGGTCAAATGGAAGAGGTAAACGAATGGAAATTATCCTGAAGCTTACATCTCAAGATGAAACAGAAGAAGTCATGACACTTCTTAAGGAAAATGCAAGGCTATTAGAATTATTACATGACGGCAATGTCATAGAAATATTGGAATTATTATTGGAGAACCCACATGTCGAGGAAGCATTACGAAAGCAACGAGGATCTAAAAAGGGAAAGTGAATTAGCAGACGAGATAGCTATGAGGTGGAACTGCGATCTTCATAAGCTGCCACTTCAATATCATTTGGATTTTGTAGCAGAAAGAGACGGGCAGATCAGGGCGTTTCTGGAGTTCAAGTGCAGAACATTTGAGATGGATAAATACCCTACATTCATGATCAGTATGTCAAAGATGCTGACAGCACGACTCATGTATGGGGTGTCAGGTAAGGATACTTACTTGATAGTAAAGTGGACAGACAAGATCGCTAGGTGTGACATTCTCCACTGCAAGTATGACGTAGCTATGGGGGGCAGGAGAGACAGAGGAGACTGGCAGGACATAGATCCTTGCTGCTATATCCCACTATCAGAGTTTACTATCATTGCAGATACAGGTTCGTGAGCCTAGTCTTAGGCAGGTTTGCGGTCTCTCTTAGCAAAGGTATGTAAGGTGCAATGTAGTCATTATTGTACGCATCGATCTCGTCAACCAGCTTTCGCTTTTCTTCGGGGTCGATATCCATCCTCATGATGGCTTCCTTTCTGTTTCTATTATCGGTCAACACTTTGGATAGCCTGTTAACGTGGGGTCTCAGGCTGTACAAACCTTCTCTTCCCATTAGGAATGCTTGCAACTCTTCGGTCTTTTCGTCCTTCTTGAGGCTGTTAAGTGTCTGAACAACACGATTAACTTCTCTGTTTATTTCATAGAAATCTTGAGTGACACCAGATCCTTCCTTGGTTCCAAAGAATCTCTTCATCAAAGGGAACTGCTGCATATCAAGAGCAGGCATTGCTTCAGACAAGTCTCCAACCAGAGCCTCGCTCCTTAAAGTCTTGTCTATCATGTCAAGACCATAGCCTCCTATGGTTCCCACATATCCAGAAATAATATGTTCTATCTTCATAGGGCTTATATTCAAAGCCTGTCCAACATATTCAGCAAGTTTGTTAGTACCAACTCTACTCTGGAATCCGCGCTCAAGACCTTGATCCATATAGTATGGGACGATCTGTCTACCAGTGTAGAAGTTGTGATTAAAAGCCGCCTCTACTATTGGCGCAAACGCTTGAATACCTAGAGGGTTTACCTCAAGGGTACTCATAACGCCCCGTCTAATAGACTCAGTCATTTCTCTAGCATCAGTGGACTCGCCATACGCAGCGTCTATGGCTCTCTCAGGTATGGTCTTAAACACAAGACCAACTTCAAATGGGATAGGTATCTTGATGGGGTAACCAGTGCCAGTAGGAATGATCCAGTTGTTATCTCTGACCTCATCGCTCTGTAACTTATACTCATCGTCATCACTGACAAGACCCCAGTACAAACCAGTTATCGATGTCAGTAACAAGCCTCTTCCTATAGCCCTGCCAGCGATAGCTTTTCTTGATGCCTCATTGTCTGCCGAATACTTGCCAGCAAACGCTCTATAAAAAACATCAAGACCTTGTATCCTTGCGTTCAGGAAAGGTATAGCTGTGAAGGCAAGCCTAGCCACTGGGTTAGAGCCGCGCCTAGCAAAGTTGATAACTTCCATAGCCTGCAATGCAGCTTCCGCCTCGTTGCCAGTTCTAGCTAGAACATCTTTGTAAACTGCCATTCTTGTGGCGGCATCAGACATAGTTGTGGCTTGTCCTAACATCTCCCAGACCGAACCAAGAGTTTTATTAAAAACTTTAGAACCTAGACCTTGGTCTGGATCAAGACCTCTACGCCTTAACTCTTTATTAAAAAACTTCTTAAGATCTTTAGGATCGTTTACCAAATCATAGCCGCCAACAATCCCATACCTTTCTAGGGTTTCCATACCACTGCCAAAGTTAGCAACAGTATCTATGACAGGCTTATATTTAGAGCCAGATGTTACATAGGAAGACAGGGTATCCCTCATCATGTTGACTATGATAAAGCCGGGATCTCTTGTGACAGTTTCTCTAAGCAAGTTTGCAGGAGCGCCGAGAATAGTTGCCATTACCTCGTAAGCTTCACCATCAGAGATCGGCTTCAACGCTTCAAACGTCAGAGGGTCAAATAACTCAAAGGTTCTCTTCTGTCCATTGACGCGAAAGTTAACAGTGTATTTGTTGTTTACAGAACCGCCTTGTGGGATTTCCCTAGCTTGACCAAGGAGAACCTGATCTCTTACCACTCTCTGGTAAGCTACATTGGTCATTCCCATATCAATAGCAGCGGTAATGTTTCTTACTATTGCATCAAACATAGACACATTGAGAGGCTTACCGCTCTTACCTACCGCCTTAAACTCTTCGTTGCTAACAGTCTGTGGTGCGGCAGACATACCACTAAAGAGGTTTACACCTTGGGTCTCGCCATCCGCTTCCATATAGAACGGATAGTAGGAAGACATACTCGCCCACTCCAAACCTTGATCTTCAGTGATGACTCCCGTGTCTTTTAAAAACTTGACAATGCCATCATTATATTCGCTCCAGTTCTGATACCACTCTCGTATGATTGAATCGCCGTTCTCGTTGAGGTACTTGTCAGCCTCTTTCTCTAGTGCCGCTAAGTATTCATCTTCTTTTCCAACAGGAATCTTGTCGGTGTATCTTCCTTTGCTGTGTAAGTATTTAACACGCTTCGCAATAGCATATGCCTGTGCAACTTCCTCCAGATTTTTTCCATAAGGATTTCCGCTTGGCTGAAGAGGGGCTAGTAGACCAATGACTCCATCTATCTTATCGCCCTTGCTGTTTTCAAAGTCTTCAACCTTAGTCAGCCCATCTCTGTATACTGGAGTACCATACTTAATAGTGGAAGCAGCAACACCTCTAGACCTGTCCTTAAACATTAGTGCTGCATTGGCGCTCGTATCAGCCAGATATCCAACGGCATCACCTAGATACTTATCATTGGATAAAGACTCAATACGCGAATACTTGTTGATAAATGCTTTTCTAAATTTGGTTGTATAGTACGTCCATCTACTAGTGTCTCCAGTAGCCTGCTCATACACCTCGAAAGCAGTTTGAGTTTGTGGGTTTGTATCAACCAGTTTTGGAATTACAGAGTCCGGCTCATACTCAGGGACATTCTTGCGGGAGTAAGCATCCTCCATACCGGGAGGGATCGTAGAGCCTATCTCAGGGTCTCTAGCTACAGCTTGGGCTTCGGGTGAGGCTTTGGTTGAATGGCGAGGAACGGCTCCTGACTTGGCGTCAGCTACGTCCTGAAGGTTTTGCTCAACAGCTTTATCAATTGCATTCTGAGAGATAGGTGCAGGCGGAGGAAGCCTGTCCGAAAGGGGCGCACGAACTAGCTCTTCTACTGTTGGTCTTGCTGTGCTTTCTGGAGTAAATCCGATTCGCGCTGCTGCTTGGGTGTAGGTTTCCCAGAACGGTTTATAAAGCTCACGGTCAAGGGTGTCGAATATACCGGATGATCCGGGGACGCTTCCTTGATCCCTAATTTGCCTAATGTTTTCTGAATAGCTTTCCGATCCAACATAATCGCTCTCCTGATAATATGCTTGAATGTCATATTGTAAACCCGTGTCAAGAGATGTCAACAACTTAGTGCCAAACTCTTCCAGCATATCTTCTGTGTAAGATGCCGCAGTGCTAGGATCAAATGTCCTACCATCCATAAACACCAACGTGTCTGGCCTGACCGCAGTAAAGTTCATACCCTCTGGATCTTTCTCAGGGTTAGCTGTAGTAGATATAGCCTCTAGCTCTGCACGAGTGAAGGCAGAACCATCAGGCTTTCTGACAGCCAAGCCTACCTGATTACCAGTTTTATATGCTGGCTTAACGGCAATCGCTGCATCTTGAAGAAGCGCGTCACCCAATATGCTAGTGGCAAGCAAAGCCTGTGGTTTACTGCCACTTAGAAGTTTGATCTGGAACGAAGGCTCAAGACCTTCATAAGTTCCAGCAGTGAGTTCTATCTTGTGAGCTATGCCTAATCTTCTAAGGAAAGGTATCTGTCCATCCTTGTCAGTGATTGCATCTAATGCCTGCTCGTGAAAGTCAAACATCTCATCTATCGTGACAGTGTCAGGAAAACCATAACCTCTGGCATTGCCCGGATTAGCAGACACAGTGACTAGTGGCGCTCTAGCTTCAGCAAGAGCTTCAAGCTCAGGCATGTTAATAAAGTTTGTGTAGGCATTCTGCTTTACCTTGACAGCATTGCGCGGCCTAACTCCCTTCCTGAGAGCGGGAGTAACTGATACGTTTCTATCAAACGTACCGTCAGCAATCTGTTCTTCTATAGCGTTGATCTCTTTTGCAGACTTTCTCTTAGCAGAATCCCAAGTACCAGCACCTTCCTTTTTATCTGCCTTCGGGCTGAGATTGCTCTTGGCATAAAACCAGAGCGCAGCCTGTGCCTGATTGGGAGTGATATTAAACTCCTCCGCCAGATATGAAGTAAGATACTGGGCATATCTGTACTGCAAATCTCCGGGTATCATAGCAGCATCAACAAGGTTTCCAGTTTTCTTGTCGTAGCCTTTCCTTCTGAATCCAAAAACCCTAGCCATATGAACATCTTGCACAGAGAAAGGATTAAACTTATTCCTAGCCCTGTCCTGAATCAATTGCATATAAGTGCTAGTCTTCAGACCTGCATCAGCAAATCCTTCCTTGTACATTCTGGCTATTCGTTTTATCTGATCGCCAGTAATCTTTAGCTTCTGGCCTCCGGGCCTTGTCCCTTCAGACACTTCCTCCATAAACTTAGATGTCTGCTCAACAGGATCAATCCGTCTAGCAACGGACATAATGTGAAGTGTATCGGCTAGGTTTTGTTCAGCGGAATTTTGCTGAGAGGTTATACCAAAGATTACAGAGGCTTCCTCTATGTTTGCAGGGCCAACAATCTCCATAAGACCAGAACCAAACTGGTCATACCATTGCAAATTCTCAGAACCTTCAAGCCCTTCTCTCATGTACTGACGCAACTCATCCAGAGAGATAGCCCTTACCTCGCTGTCCCTTTCATTGTCAGGAATTTTGTCACCTTTCTTATTAACCTTACTGCGTTTTCTGGGGGCGCCGGGAACCTCAGCAAGTTGCTCAGAGGTAGGGCTACCACCAGCGGCAGAAATAAGCGCATACAATCCTCTCTCTACATCACCGATAGGCAAGACAGGAACATCTGACTCAACAGGGGGAACAGTGACTGGAGTGCGAGAGAAGGCGAAGTCTTCCTGCGTAGCTCTTATTGATTCACCCGTTGGACTGACGTTAGCGTTCTGAGCCAGAACCAATGGGCCTATCTGTATAACCCTGTCAGCGGCAACGATTGGTTCACCGTTAGCCCTGTCGTAAAAGTAAGCATGACGTTCAGGATCATAGCCAACCTGTCTCCAGTTTGTTGGTTTGCCTTCCTTCATGTCCTTAAGTATTGCTCTCGATTCCTTAAGCAGGGAGGTATAATTCTTTTCTGTTTCGGGCCTTCCCTCTATCGTGGCAAAGGTATTTTTTGTAGCAGCGCCAGTGGCTACTCCGCTTGCTACCTTCCTTCCAAAGTCAGACTCTCGTCCAGTACCAAAAGAGACATCATTGACTGACATAGCCAACTCGTATCCTATAGGTGTGCCAGCCTGCCCCTGAAATGCCCCTCGTCCTTCTCTAAGACGAGCAGCTCTTGGCTTATGTGCAGTAACAACCCAAGCGCCATCTCTAAGATACGCTGGAATATCTAAACGTAGAGCTATGTACTCAAGATTCTCGTCTTTGATAACTCTTCTAGTCTTACCAAACATCGACTTCTTGCTGTCATCAAGCGCATCTACCGCTCTCTTTTTTGTGGTAAGCAAGTTGTCTGGCAATGATTGATAAGAAGTGACAGGCTTAAACTTATTAACAACTGCATTGCGTTGCTTTCTAGTTATCAAGCCATCTTTCAAAAGTATGGTAGAGACAGCTATCTCTGGGATTTTTAGAGATACATCTTTGTGACTGAGAGCCTCTCTTTGAGAAAGGTCATCCCTTCTTAATGTCTTGAAAGCTTTATCAAAAGTATCTCTTGGTCTTAGCTTACCCTTTTGCTCTGGAACAGAGGCTCTGAAATCAAGCACAGCTTTCTTAGCCTGCGCCTCCGTGACAGGGGGCTTACGTCCACGCCTTCTATTAACTTCAGGCAGGACTGCACTAACCACACTATCTATTTGATCGGAAAGATTAAGCCTTGCATGAGCTTGATCAGCTTGCTCTGCAACAGCTTGTATCTGCCCCACCTCAAGGAAGTCACCAGACGGACGAGCTGCTCCTCTCATTACCCTAATCTGATCATCTGATAACTGAGACTCCAAAGCCACTATATTTGGATCTGCACTCGCCTTCATCTCTGACCTTATACGGGGTATATCTATGGCACTTCTTTCTCTAGCCGCACCTTTAGGCGTGGTTCTGGTTCGCGGAAGAATGCCACGATCTGGGACAACGCCTCGCGCAGCTTCTGTAGCTCTCAGAGTTCTAACTTGATCTCTGTCTCTTGCTCCAATTGTTCCCGACTCAATATCGCCAATCAATGAATCAAAGCTTGTATACCCTGTACCGCGCAAGAAACTTAGCATTGACTCAAAGAATGTCTTGATTCTCTGTATCAGAGTTCTTGGCTTGCCAGTAAATTTGTTTCTGCCGTCACGAATTAGTTCAGCTACCGCCTCTTCCATCTGATACACGGGAGTCAGGTCACTGTATGTTTTTTGAGCAGCCTCAAGGTAGGTTTGACCAAGCGAATTTTTCTTAGTTCTAGCAAGCCTTTCTAGGCTAGACCATTCATTCGCTGTCCAGAGATCAAGCATACGCATAGCGTGTACTGACTCGTGGTTCAGGAGAGACTTCGCAGTCTCAAACAGTTGCTCTGGAGTAGCGCCCTCATCAGATAATCTTTGCAGCCTGTCAACGCCAAAGAATACTTCGTTCAAATTCCTTGAGTAGAGAGCTTGCTCTTGCTCAGGCAACTCGTCAGCGACAAAGTTACCCTCTTGGTCAAGAGTCGTAGCTCCTTGGTCTCTGGCGGGATCAAACCTTCTTACGCCTAGAACCAGATTTCCATCAGCATCCCTGACAACATTGGTCAGAGCATGAAGAACACTGACCCTTACGTCACCAAGGTTAAGCTTATCCATCTCTTCTGAGAGCTGCTTCTCAAGCTGCTGAGTAATCTCCTCACTAGCACTTGGCAGTCTACGCTCAACAGGAATGACAGCCTCTTCAGTAACCTCTACGGACTCTACCCCTTGAGCATTAAGATCAGCAGTGATTTGCTCTATCTTCTTTTCAAAGCGAGGATCAGTTTCACTAATACCAACAGCCTCAGCCAAAGACTCGTTAGTGTAATCCGGGTTCTGCCCAACATGCTGAGAGGCCAGACGAAACTGCTGGCTTGTGTATATCTTGGGGGTAAATACAGGAAGACTAGTCGCCACCTCGAACCGTGGTAGAGATCGTAACTTCAAGTAAAACAGTTTCATCTCAGCGCGAGACATCTTGTCTACGCCTGATTTCCCTGTGAATGACTGGGCCAGAGCTTTTATCTGAGGAGAGTTAAGCTCGTCAGTTACATTCTTGGCTTCCAGTAAATTCTTAATCTCTTCACGCCCGTAAGTTCTGTCCTGAAATACAAGCTTATCTACAGCCCTTCCTGCCATAGTGTTTAGACCAGCGGCTACAGCCTGAGCTTGTTGCTCCGTCTGCATTCTTGTAGTTCTGCCAAGACCCTTCTTCTCCCTACGCTCTACTAGCGTAGTAGGTCTTTGTGTGATAATTTCACCAGCAGAGCTAACCACTATGGGCCTGCCCCTGTTATCTTTATCAACACGATAAGTCTCTGTCTCTATCGTTGAGTCTTCTCTCACATCAGCAAGATTAGCAACGTCATCACCTAACTCTTTCTTAGCTTCTTCAAAAGTAAAGACATCTGTTTCTGACTGACCACTGCCAAGCCTGCTCCAGTTGGCACGTTGTGATGCAGTCATAAGACTCATAGGATTTACAGGTGCTTGCCCCCTTGCAGCCAAGTTGCTAATTCTTCTTGCCGCATCAGTAGAGGTTTCCTGTTCATTAAAACCCTGATCAATAGTTGTGCCTGCCGCCATATTCAAGGCGTTAGACGTAACAGTATTGTTCTCTGGATTTAGGGCGGAGTTGCCCCAGAAGGAAAGGGTTTGGAAGGTAGGCTGGTCATAAGCCTGTGGAGAGGTATCAATAATGTCTGATACTGAATTGGTCACAGCCCTGTTGATAAGCTGATCATTGAGAGCGCCAGCAAAAACTGCTGCCTGCTCATAATTCTGAAATGTCTTGCCGTATATCCTGCCATCAGAGTCAGTCGCTACAAATGCAGGGACTTGTTCTTCTCTTTGGATAGTCTCGCCAGCCTGATTGGTTACAGTTCTGGTAACTGTCTCTGTTGTTTCTTGAACGCCAAAGCTTGTGGTCAATGGGAAGTTCTGACCCATATCCCTAGCTACTTTTCGTGCGTAAGAAGGCATACCCTGAACGTCATCTTGGTCAGGCATTATGACTTGAGGTTCAAGGACTTCTTCACGGCCTATGTTGCTAACAAGTTCCGCCTGATCTTCGGCGGCTTGCGCGTTAGCTTCTCTTAACTTTCTTTCATACTCTCTTTCGGTCTCACTGGAGACTCCTCTACGCCTGCCAGCAGCAGCGTTTAGAACTAGGTCAGATACAAAACCAACAGCACCGCCTACAGTAAAGTCATCGTACAAGGACTCGCCAATTGGCAACTCCTCGTTATATATATTCTTTTCAATCAAGTCCTGAGACAAGCCAGCAACAGCTTCTTGTACAGCTTCAACACCACCAGTGCCAAGGGCAGACTTGATTCGGTCACCAATAGTATTAAGTGTCTTATCGTCTACTAGGTTTTTGTCTAACTTTCTAAACAACCTTTCTACAGGGGCTAGTTCTGATAGACCAACAATGGAAGCTAAGGCAATAGCTGAGTCTTCTTGAGCTTGACTTATCTCAACGCCAGAATCTCTAGCCATCTGGATTCTTTGTGCCTGCTCTCCAGCACCAGTTCCCGTAGCAAGAGTTGCAACAGTAGCAGCCTCCGCTGCGCTTCCAGCACCAACTAACTTAGTCAAACCAGTGGTTGCTTTTGCTGCTTTTGATGCGTTACCTGCCAGCCTGAATGCCGCGCCGGGTGTAAGGAACGTGGCAAAGGAACCTAAGCCCTCACCAAACTTGGTACTCCACAGGTCTTGATAGGCTTTGTCAGCCCCTATCGTAGAGTTGATTGCCTCTTTAGCCTGCCTAGCTCCATAGACAAGAGCATTCTCGTCACCGGAATCTATAAGACCTTCAAGACCTATGGCGTTAGTGGCGGCATCAGAGAGTTCAGCAAGACCTTCTGCTGCTGTGAGGAAGCCGGAAGCAAACCCTCTGGGTACAGCCTTCGCTGTCTCAGCAATCCTTCCGGTTAGAGTGATGTTCTCTTCTTCCGGGCGAAGAGAAATAGAAGGATCTTCCGAGAACATCCTTGCAGCATAGTTCAGAATATCTTGGTCGCTAGTTCCTTCAGGATGGTTGACGCTTATCAGCCCACCATCAGGTGCGTTAACAATTGTAGTTGGCATTAGTTAGTGAGTGATCTGTTAATGCTCATAGAAGAAACAAGATCTTCTACCGCAGACGGAGGAGAAGATTCATCATCAGCTTCTCTCAAATTAAACTCCTGCTCAAGCAATTTTCTATAGGAATCAACAAGGTTAGTAACAGAAGAAGGATCAGTTATCCCAGAAAGAGATGCTTCCAAGGTTTCTCTATGGGCCTTAACAAACTCTTCAATGTAGTTCCTTATATCTCTTCTTTCTCTGCCAGCCTCAGCCTCAAAAGCTTGCCTAATTCTATTTGCATCATTAATGATATCTGCTTCGTTTTTCATAAGAGTGGCAATGGTAGTGACATCCTCTCTCGCTCCAGAAATTTGATCTAGCAATTGTTGTCTAGATGTTGTGTAGTTCTGAAATTCAATAGTGTTTCTGAGTGCATCTTGATCAGCCCCAAACTGCTGCTCTGCCCTCTGCCCAGCAAGTGCGGCTTCTTCAGCGGACAAACCTAGCTGAACGGCTTCTCTTTCAGCAGCAGACTTGACATCTCTCATTGCCTTGCGCTCATCAAATAGCCTCTTGTCAGCTATTTGTTTAACGTCTTGAGCAGCCTTGCTTCCTTGCTGTATTCCACCGCTAAGGTCTCCGCCAGCTACACCAGCACCAAAGCTCATGAGGAAAGCACTAAGAGCATCCTTCTTAGACTTCTCTTGAAGTTCATCAATTAAGACTTCTCTAGACGCTATGTCCTCTCCTGCAATATTAGACAATCTATCTATGTAAGACTGCCTATCTATGTTATCAGCAATAAAATCACGCTCTGTAAAACTTGCTTGATAAGGATCAAGTTCATTAATTTGACCTCTTAATGCTGCAATATCTTCCCTTCCTGCCTTAGTTAAATCCATAATCCCTTGCCTATAACTGCCAAGTTCTAGCTGACTTGGATCTGGAGGAGGATCAGCAGGGTCAGGGACAGGAACAGGAAAACCATCACCGTATGTAAGGTCTAGATTAAGGGGATCATCGTACTCAGTACCTATTGGGCCAGCAGTTCTGCTTGGAACTTTACTAGGGTCAAAAGGTTGAATAGATTGGATTTCTTCCACGCCAGTTAACGTATCATCTGTTCTATAAACATCACTGACTGAAAACAGAGCTTCTTCAGGATCAACACCGCTTTCAATCAAGCTAAGGTATGTAGTAGCTTGGGATGGGTTTAAGTCTCTGTAAAGCTCTTCAATTTTCCTCTCTCTCCTATCCCTTGCTTCTCCGGCAAAATCCCTATATTGACGCTGATAGGGAGCCTGTCTACCTGACTGCATACCCACTATCCCAGCAGGGGCTTGAGGGCGTGGCATAGGAGGTTGCATAGGAGGTTGTACGGGAGGCTGCATAGGTGCTGGCATAGAGGACTGCATAGGTGCAGCCATTGGGGTCTGTGCTTGCATAGGAGCAGAGACAGGCAAAGCATTGCCGCCCACAACGCCAGCAATACCCTGACCTGCCTCCGCCACTACCTGTTGGGCAACCGGAACAGTCTGAGATGGTTCCTGCATTGCTGCATAGGACTTACGCATTTCATTCCGGCGCTGTAATTCTGAAACAACAAGAAACTGCGGCACATCACCGCTAGGAAACTGGGCCTCTCTCATAAGAGCCTGATCAGGCAAGCCTTTTATTTTATCCTCAACCTCAAGGATGTTATACATATTTTATCTCCTAACGAGTTGCCCCATATAAACCAGCCGCAGCAATACCGCTGCCCAACAATTGCTGTGCCATCGTAGGCTGCTGACCATAGAGAATTTGTGTGGTTCCCGGCTGCATAGGCAAGCCCCTAACCAAGTTACTGTAGAGAGATAACTGCTCCACAGGGAACGCCTGCTGGCGTAAGAAGTCTTGATATCCAATGTCGTAGCTCTGTTGCAATAACCCTCTCTGATCTCGACCAGCCCTAGTCAGCTCATTGAGTCTGGTAATCTCCATTGCCTGATCTTTAGAGGCAAGGTCAGAAGCTTGCTGTGCAGCTCTGGCACGTTGTGCAAGGTCTGACTGAAGTGCGCCATAGCCCTGTATGCCAAGTTGTGCGGCAGACTCTCTAGCGCCTCTGTCTGCCTCAAAAGCCCTCTGAGCTGACTCAAATGCCTGCTGACTACCTTGAACTTGCAAATCAGAAAGTTGTTGTCCCAAATTACGTTCGCGCTCTGCTTGCATGATAGCTTCTCGGTATCCACCTAAGCCACCAGCCAAAGCTGCCTGCTGTCCTATATTTGCGCCTTGAATCTCGGAAGCTCTTGTTGCCTCACGCTTGGCTATGTCAGTAACCGCTTGCTGATAGGGACTCATGTAGGTTTCGTAAGTGCTTAGATCTCCCAGAGTTCCTACTTGATCTGGTTGAGCATCAGCAATTGAACCAACCATAGCGGCGGTAATAGGGTCTTGTCTGACTGCTTCAGCATAAGGATCTTTATAGGCAATGTACTCGCTGCCTTGTATAGCCTTCTGCATTGCCTCTGGAGTGCCTGTCTCAGCAAGCGCCCCAATCCCAGACATAGCCTGCTGCTCGAATGGAGAGAACTCAGCAAGCCTTTTTTCAGGATAAGGAGTATAGGGTTGTAAAGATTGAAACGTACCCCGACCCAGCAGCTCGTCATAGTAAGGAGCTAACTGTTCTGGGATCTCTTGCGTTGTTGTTTGTACGGTATTTGTACCGCCACCTCCGCCACCACCAAAACACATAATTAAACTCCTGCGGCGAACAATCCGCCAACCGTAATCAATCCAAGTTTGTTCATAATATCAGCCTTAGCAATAGCATCTTCTTTGCTAAAGATACCAATAATTAAAGGTAACTTTTTTTCTTCAGCAAATTCTTTTGCTTTGTTAATTAACATTCCTGCCAAGCCGCTTTTCCTATGCTCTTTAAGAACATATAACCAGCCATCCGAAATATACTCTGCATCAGAATACCAAGGCGAGGTTCTATTCAAGCCAATAGAACCAACAACCTTGCCATCATTATCCTCTACAACAAAAGCAGCTTCTTTAATATTAAAGACAACCCAATCAAGGGCTTTCTTAAGATTTAAATTAGAGGCACTTAATTTGCCCATATCATGCTCAGGAACAAAGTTTTCTATAAGAAAATCAACTACTTTCTTAAAGTCTTCTTCACTAGTTGTAAGTTGTCTTATATACACTATGCAGGAATAACCCTGTCATCAATCTTTCCCGGCTGAATAGTCCGGCCTGTCTTAGCCATCCTGACATCATCAAGCATTGTATCTAGCTTGTCTGCTCCAGCATCACTACTACCATCTCCAAGTGAAGCAACCACATCAGCAGGGATTATGTATTCACCGGGGGACACAGCTACTGGCTGTTGGTTTCCGATCATTCCCATAACCTCATCATCCATACCTCCGCCCTGTCCTTCTATCATTCCCTCTGTTTGGGCATCAGGAACTTGGGTCTGAAGCACTTGATCTCTTAATTGTTGAAACGCCTCGTTACCGAAGACAGAAACAAACTCTCGTATGATTTCGTCAGCGTTCTCAGCATCACCAAGGATTGCATCACGGGTCATCTGTATAAGGCTGTCGAGCTGCTCTCGGCCTATGAAACCACCCTCTTGCATACCTTTAGTTGCGCCTTGGATCTTGTCCAACTGCTGCATCATCTCGGCAAAAGCGTTCATGTCCATATTGCCGCCTTGCTCTTGAGGCTTAAGGGTCTCTAACGTGCCTTTAGCAAAAGCTTTGTCTCTGTCACTTGAGTCAGGATTACTCAGTATTTTTTGAGCTTCTAGATAGCTTTCGGTTTCAGTAAGCAATGCTCCCTTTGGAGTTTCTTTTTGCTCTTTCTTCATTAGCCCAAGAATCCCACCGTCAGCCTTCTCAATCACACCTCGACCAATCAGGATATCCTCTTGAGTAACTTCTCCGTCACCGCTAAGGTCAGGGAACTTGCCACCCTCAGCCAAACCAAGGCTTTTAAGGCCAGACATAACCCCTTTCTCAAGTTCATCCTTTTGACTATCTCTGGTTATATTTTTTAATTGTTGCACTTCAACGAAATTACTGAAATTTTCAAAAGGCACGGCGTTAACATTGGCTCCGTGTATAATTAGCATTTCTAATTCTGTTTCTAACATTTTTTTCTTTTCAGGATCTTTTGCATTAGACAAAGAATCTTGCATATCTGTTATTCTATCTACAAGATCCAAGGACTCTTCCATCCCGGTTACCCCATAAGGGAAAACATATGGCTTATCAGGGGATCTACGATGGGAAGCAGATAAAGATTTACCCTCAGCCATACCCACAATCCCGCCAGCACTAGCAGCCATACCTAGAGCAGCCGCTGCATCCTGTGCGCTGCCAGCAGGAGCGCCAAACATACGATCTATTTCTGCGTAAGAAACCCCATTTGCCTGAGCGTAAGAAAGAGCTTCTCTAATTTCTTCAGTAGAAAGTTCAGTACCAGATTGATAAAGGTCAAACGCAAGGTCTAGCGGAGTAAAGCCCTCTCCGCCTTCAGTGTCCTCTCCTCTCATTGGACTAACAGCACCGCTTGCTCTATCAGATGACCTTACGTCTTGAGGGTTAACAGTTGTTGATCCAGTCGCAACATTGGTAGGAGGCATTCTGCTTTGAGCGATATCAGAAAGAGCTGTATTAACCTCATCCAAGGGAAGATTGAAGTAAGTCGATATGTCTAGAGGTGTGACTTGACCAGATACAAACATGTCATAGACTTGATTAGCCTCTGATTGAGAATAATCCCCATCAACGTCTATACCAGCAAGTGGGCTGGAAACTGTAGTTGTGGTTGTATCCGCTGTAGATGAATCTCCAGAATCAGAAGAAACCGTTGAAGTAGTATCTGTAGTAGCTGCTGGAGTAGTAGCACCAACATTAGCAACAGAGCCACCAGCATCTCCTATCTCGCCAAGAATCCTCTCAACATCTGTCAGAGGAATGCCAAAGTAATTTGATATTCCTACAGCCCCCATACGCCCAGAGCTGTAGAGGTCATAGACTGCTTGAGCTTCATCGTTGCTATAGTCGTTATCAACATCAATACCACTAAAGTATTGTTGCGTTAAAAACGACCTAGATTGATCCAGAGGTATTCCGAAAATTCTAGATAGTTGCTCTGGACTATACGCCTGTTGATTTGCCACACCATAGTATTGCTGAATGCTTTCTGGAGAAAGTGTATCGACATTGGGATTAAATGTTCCTACACCATAAGTGTCTTTAAGGTATTTATTATATGCACTCATTGCAGAGCTTCGATCTATTTCAAGCGCATCAGCCAGAGAATAAATGTCGTATTCACCAGCCGCTATAAGCCCCATAGCATTCTTAATGTCATCTTGCGTAAAATCATTTCCTTTTCTAGGCAAATTTCTAAGAATGTCTTCTGTGCTAAGAACGGGCGAAGAGACTCCGGCAGAAGCTGCTTGAGCTGTATTTGCTGCTGGAACACCCATCGATCCTGTCACGCCACCAGCCGGAGAAGAGCCTAACGGGGCAGGCGCTCCGGCGGCATTAGGATTAGTGGCATTGTATCCAGCGCCATATATCCCCGGAAGAAGAGCTGCATAGTCTTCATATCTTGGATCTCCAAAGTACAAATACTCTGGATCAAATCCGGGGCGATAACCCGGAGGTGCTTGGTTTGCGGAATATTTTGCGCCAGTTAAAATCTCTTGTTGTCTTTTTGCCGCTTCACGACCAAGAACTTCTCCTACACCGAACCCAGCAGTACCATAATCTGAGAATGCGCGGCCTTCAGTATTATCTTCACCAGTTCTTCTATCAGGCATAATAAATTCCTATGTATTAAACGCACTTAGTCCGGGCTTGTTGAATACTCCGGCGAAAGGGTTATTTGGTTGAGCAACTTGAGCCGCTCCAGACAGGACACCTCTATCCATCTCCCGTCTTCTTCGTCTTTTTGCTTCTTGTTCTTTACCTAAAGCATTCTGTATTTCCATAGCCTCCATCTGGGCTAGGTTGCCAGCACCAATAGCAGTGGGCAGTATGGCTTCAGGTTTCATGAAAGCTTCTAATCCAGCCTTTGCGCCTTCTTCAGTAAAGACGGATCCTATTTGATCTGTAGGGCTAACGCCCAGCCTTGCTGTATCTAGTGTTGATTGAGCATTACCCAGTGCAGTTTGAGCTTTAACATTAGCCATTTGCTCAGGAGTAATATTACGACCAGCATCTGTCAGAACATTAAAACCCTGATTCATTCCGGGGCCACCAACATTAGCAGTATAGTCGGCTGGATTCGGAGGCCCAGCCAACATTTTAACGGGGTCTTGCCCAGCCTTAGCTATAGCATCAGCAGTAGATGAGACTGCATCACTTGCTTCGGTAACAGCAGCAACTTCATTACCTAATTTGGCTGCATCACTAGCAGCACCCAAGGCTTTACCCATACCGAAACTTGTAATGCCAGCCATAATGCCTTTCTCAAGGTCACCCTCTGCAACGCCAGTAATTAGGCCAGAGGTTATAGCAGAAGTTATGCCGGGAGCTGACGCAGCCGCTGCACCAAGACCACCAAGTCCAACCTTAGTCAACGCAGCAGGTACAAACTTTGCAAGTAATGGGGCTAGAAAGGGGAGGAAGGCTTCTGGCTGACCAGTGACGGGGTTGGTTGTTAATTGTCCTGTTGGAGATAGAGCTGCTATTCCTTGAACCTCAGCGGGGTTCATGTGAACTAGCATTGAATCGCCGTATCTGCCGTATCTCGCTAGGTCATCTGCATTCGCCTGTAGTGGCGGCATCATGTTGTTCATTAACTTGTCTCCACGCCAAACACATTAAAGCTAACATCGGTAGAACTAGAGTAAACTTTCATAACGTCACCTTGTCCCAAGGTTATGCCTATCACAGCAGTCAATGTGTCATTAGCACTTATTTGCTTATCATAATATAAAAACTGTTTGTTATCTGCCCCAGCATTACTAACATGAATGCTAAGTCGGAATGTCTGAGCGGAACCGCTACGGTTACACGCCACAAAAGAACTTATTGTTGTGACAGTCAGATCAGGAGCCGTATACAAAACCTCAGTGGTAGTGGCAGCAGCATCAAGCTGACCAAGGACTTTTATAACATCTGTCATTTCGCGCCCATAAACATAAAATGATATTTCCGTATGGCAAGAGAGGCATCTTTGTCAGTCTTGTCAGCAACAACATTCAAAGTGTCCTGAACCTCCCTGAAAGATCTCTCTACTGTCCTGCGGTTTGTAAGCTCGTTATTGTAATCATATTCCTGTGGGGCAATTGGCAACACCACCGATCTTTGTTCAGCCATTACCTTCTCCCGTCAGATCGAATATCAAATCTAAGATCACCAAGAGTCCAGCCATAACCAGTGCCTGTACTCTGTATCCTTACTATAGTTTCTCTTGCTCTAGCGCGAATAAAAGTTTGAGTCGTGCTTGATGTCACAGTAGAAGTGGACAGTGTCTGAGCGTCCTCTAGCGGATACTCTTTACCCTTGACCGTGACCGCCATAGAAGCTGATGCTGCCGTACCTTTGAACTCAAAGTCAGGTATCATCCTAGACATAAACATAAACTGTTCGCCATCGCCAAGCTCTATTCCGCCTGACTCAATGTAAGAGTTCATAGCTTCACCGTCTGCATCAAAACCTCGCTCATGAAAATACAGATAGTTTGCATTGGCGCTAGTATTTTCTGCGGCAATTGGAAAGTCTCTGGTGTTAGCAGGAATCCAAGCGCCCCTATCAAGAGTACCCACAGACCAAGAGTCTTCTTTAAAGTTATATGTCACATAGTTTGTGCATTCTGTATTTCCAGAACCTACTGGGTAAAACCAAGTTACCTCTGAAAAATCTACACTAGTAGTGGCAAACACTTTAAATATCTCAGACTGATTCATGTTGCTAAATACATAATCAAGAACAGAGCAAGTTATTCTCTGGATTGCTCCGTTGTAGACATAGAATCCACCACGATCCATAAAGTAAACAACATCTCCCGCGCTAGTCGCAGCCTTCGGGGAGACCATAGAGAAACCCTCACTTATCACCGAAAACTGATAAGTAAATGGAGACCCAGAAAACCGCATAGAGTGAATACTGTTATCTGTGAAAATAAGTATCTCTTGCCTAGTCTTGACGGCCCCCATAATAAACGAGCCAGAAGGGAGAGACACTCCGCCAGAGGTGTTTGTTGCTGTCGGAGTCCAGTCAAAAGGATTTTCTTGGTCTGACCACCTGATAAATAGAGGGTCTAATGTTGAAGAACCTATCGCATTTGTTCCAAAAGCTATGACATGTCTGTCCGTATCAGACACCATTATCTGAAGAGAAAGAATTGGACAGTTTACCGCAGCACCATTACTTGCTAACGTAGCCGCCCTAGTTGTAAGTCCCGCGCTTTCGTCCCAATAATAAATGTCTCCGCCTCTGGGATTTATTATGAGATCATCGCCAAAGGTATCCTCACTATAAAGTCTTAGTTGATTACCAGAGCTTATAGCAGTAGAACCACCCCAAGCTGAGGAACCCCAAGTTCCAGCACCGAAGCCAGTAGAAGGAACAAAAGTATCTAGACCTACATTTATCTGGTACGTCCCAACGACTGAAGAGCCGCCATTCCCTGTATCAGACGCATTAGCTGAGACTTCAGCTCCGCTTGTATCTTTTGCTTCTATAGTATACGAGTTGCCATCAATGATAGTGGCTATCTGATATTCTTGATTAAGGACAGTTGCTGTTATGTTGCCGCCTAAACTGACAGCTCCAGAGTATGTAACGAAGTCTCCCTGCTGCGCCCCGTGACCAGTATCTGCGACAGTAAGAGTTGCATCTCCATTTACTGCGGCAAATGTAACATCACCCGCAGAAGTGGTTTCTCTGATAGGGGTGACATCGTAATAAGCATCCCCCCTATTAATGTAATATTTTAAAGTTGTTCCAAGTCCCAGATAATCAGTAGCGGCAGCAGCTTTCCAATCATGTATTGACCTGCATATTCCAAGAAATGTATTCGATGAATACTTTTGCCATCCGCCTATCTGCTCTGGACGGCCCTTACGAAATCTAATTTTATCTGAGTCGTACCACCCACTATCAGCGGTGTACTCTGTGCCTTCCTTATTAACGCCGGGAGCAAACTTATATTTAACCAACATCTAAATTTACCTTTAGCCTATTAGCAAGATGAGCTTTCTTTATTTCTTTTTTACTCTGTCCTTCATACTGAACCGCATGATAATTGTTTATAAGCTCTTTGCATAACCACTTGTTTCCTACCTTAATGTCAGCCAGCCACCGCCCGTACTTCCCCTTCTCGTAGGTTCTAAGGGTAACTTCAGTGCCTACCGGAGAGAACGCTTGGACAAATGCTTTTGCTGCGAGTCCGTAACGCTTTTCTTCCAAATCTCTTGTCCTAGATTCTGGAGTATCAACTCCATTAAGACGCAAACAAATACCCCGCCCAGTATCACCACGATTAACAACCCCAAAACCCAAATTGATGTCAGTAACATACATTGTGTCTCCATCAACAATTTTGGATACCGTAGCTGTAAATATATATGGGTTAGCCATCTGCATACTCACCGCTGGATATCATATCAGTCAACTCTAACGCTCGACCTCCGACCTGCTTTGCCCATCTGGAGTCAAGGAATTCTGTAGCAGCTTCTTTATAATCGCCAGAGTCCATCGCTGCCAAAGCTCTTTTAAAAAGCCTGAGTCTGGTTTGCCCAAGATTAAAGGAGATATCTACTATCGCATCTTTGCGAACATCATCCAGAGAGTTAAACCAAGAATATTCAGAAGAAAGTTCTTTAATAACGCGCTCAATATCGTTCTGTAAAAGATAGTCAATCTCGTCATCAGACAAACCAATACCGCCCTTTTGATCTATGCAACGACCAACACCTACAGTGATCTTATTCTCAGAGCATTCATATGCATGAGACTCTACGCCCTCATGCCGTTTTAGCATAGCCAGTAACTTATCCATTAGCTGCCTCTATTATTACTTGACCCGAAGAAGAACGCTGAAATGCCCGAAATAAGTCCGCCGAGATATCCCAAAATTATATTAGCCAGAGCATCGTCTACATCTTCAGCGCGAAAGGTTACTAAAAATATGTAAGCTAAAAACCCAACAAGGCTAATAATTGCAAATATTTTTGGAGTAGGATCTTCACCAAATATCTCTCTGGCAGCTTGCCTGTCTTGTACCTCTACTTTAAAATTTTCTAAATCTATCTTTCGTTCTTCCAAAGTTTTAGAAAACTCTGTTTCAGCTTCCTGCAATAACTCTATAGAGTTAGGGTTTTCCTCTATATATTTCTCTAACTTTGCCGGATCAGTCGTATTTGACACGCCAAGCTTATCAGCCACAATTTTAATAGCCATACCACCCAACGGGTGACTGCTACCCACAACCTTTCCGATTGTAGGTGCAAGCGTGGACAAAAGTCCTTTTAACTTGCTCATCTAAACCTCGATCATAAAAGTGCTTTTAGGTGGGTCTTCTACTCTGTCTCTTGGATAAGGGGCAATACCCAAGTGGTCTATTATTATACCGAAGCTCTCTATTTTCTGAGCAACTTCGTTGATGTTCTGTTTGGCGTAAGCTGCTGTACCAACATTGTCGAACCACATGTTAAAACGTCCGTGGTTATCGCTGACTCTGCCTTGCAACCAGATGTGATCTCTATCGCCTATCTCTGTATCTATGTTGATTTCCCAATCATCATCACTGCCTAATAACTGATCGAAGCCCATCCATTCTTCTTCGCCAGAATTTATCTCGCCATCACCGAAGTCAACTGAATTACTGCCTTCCGCTGCTTCCTCAGATTCTCTGGCCTCTGGAGCCTCCCACAAAAAAGAGTCTTTCTCAGTATCAACTTGGCTTATGTCCACCTCGACAGGTGGTAAATCAGAAAATAGTTCTAACTCGCCAAAGACAGAGCTTTCACCGCTTTCTATTGCCGCTTTTAAGTCTGTGAGAAGTTTTTCAACATCTTCGCTGTCATCTACCTTGGCGGCTGTATTTTCAAATACTTGGTCTAGCTTGGACTGTCTTGTCGGCTCTTGCCCTTCTGTCTTTAGCCCTTCTTTGACTTCTGTGTCAGCAGGCGCTCCTGTTGACTTAACCCTAACATTTACATCTTCGCCAGAAACTTGTGCAAAACTGCCTACTAAATTTACTGTACCGTTTTCCGTTTCTAGCGTTATTGACTTGCCGTCTTCAGATACTGTCCCTTTAACTACTTGACCCTCTGGCAGGTCTAACTCTTGAACTGCGTCAGAGGAGAGGACTATCGTCAGGGTTTGGGTGGTATTTGGCTGAGTTGCTGAGTATGTTGCAACCTGATTATCAGGCGATATGATCATCCATTACAACGTCAACAAATAGAGCCTAGTCAAGGCATCTATATTTCTGACGGCTTTCCCACAGTGTCTTCCTCCACGATAGCATCTATCGTATCGCAGACATCTGGTATAGCAATACCAGTAGTGACTTCGGTGGCAGTCCGACCAACTGCCCGGATTGATTTGTAAACAGAGGAGCAGTATAGCTGCTTGTTGGCTATCATCTCTTCAGAGACTGTACAACCTGTTGATAAAAAAACTAAACTAGTTAGCACTAGGGAAATCGATTTCATCTTCTATCCTCTTTAGCTCTTTTAATTCGCCTTTAGTTAGGGGGACAACTTTCTTAGCTTCTCGTTCTTGCCCGTCAAGGAATAGCTTCAACCTTTCTTTATAGCCGTCCATCATATGGTCAGCTATCCGGTCTTTTAAATCACCTCTATCAGCTTTTCTAGTATCTTTGCTAGGGTCTATGTAATCGGGGCCAGTATTGCTGAAGTACAACATAGTCTGTGAGCTTGATGGGCCGTAACAAAGTCGGGGAATTCTAGCGACCATATCGCTGCCCTGCACACAAGATATTTGATTATCAAGCGTCATTGGCTTCTTAAAGCCCTTAAAGAATACGTTTGGCTTACCGAAGGTAATCAAGTTTATGTTGTCGTGCTTGCCATTCAGCATAGAGGCCGATAGCTCTGCTAACGCACCACCAAGACTATGACCGCAAATTAAAGTACGTTTATTGGGATCAATGTGTTTCTTAACTTCTTTCCAGACTGACTTGTGTGCCAAAGTAAACCCACCGTGGCACAGCCTACCCGCATACGGAACGGGGACTACGAGCGCGTCTGTTAGCCAATCTCTGCCCTGTTGTGTGCCTCTGAAAGCTATGATGTCTATAGTTTTTCGTTTAGCCACATATACTGTAGTGGATGTCCACTTGCTCTCTATGTGAATAGCATCTACTTTGTTACGCTTTTTGTAGGCGTTCATCGCCCAGCTACAGGCCATATTAAGAAGTACAGGATCAAGTTTCATTTATCAGCCTTGTTTTCTAGTCGCTTAAATATTGCACCCAGCATCTCTTTAATTTCACGGATGTCCTCACGGTAATCATCTTTAGCAACGTATTTTTCAGATACCTTTTTTAGATCTAAATCCATTCTATCCAACAAGGTATATACACGATTGTATGCCCACGCTGCCAAAAATCCCGCTATTAAAATAATTACATCAAAAACAATTTGTCCAGTAAGTTCCATCACTCAACCACCGCACTAGTAATTCCAAGTACAATTAAAACAGATATTATTAAAAACACCACAACCATTGAACAATCAATCATAAGCGCCCTAGTTTCTGCCTTTCTTTTTGCCTCAGAGATACGCATATTTCTTAATCTGGTGCGCTCTCTGATCATGTCTTGCCAAAGATTGCCATTACCTGTCCAATAAAATAGTTCTTTCAAGTCTCTTTCTAGCTGGACTGCTTTTTGTTTCTGAAGCGTTATTTCTAAAGCCTGACTTTCTATAGACTTACCGCCAAACAATTTTTCTATCTTGCTTTGGTTAGTTGCTTTTTGCTCAATTATGCTGACTTGTTCTCTGGCATCCCAAAACTTACTGATAGCCTTGGTCATGTTTGTTATTTCTTCGCCTTCATGCACAGCACTTTTTATAAATCGATAAGTAGAGGCGCAAATTTTTACTGCTGCTAAGATCTCCGCTGCCATTCTACACCTCGCCACAGGATGACACCTGATCTGTTATCTCTAGGATTTACATTGCTATACCATCACGGTTTGTTTTGCTAATTTTAAAAACCTCTTCATTTTTCTCCCCACATAAAATGCGCTACAGAAACCCTGCAATCTTCATCAGAACCCTGAATAGGTTCGCTAGAATGATTAGCGCATGAGGGGAATACAACTGTTCGGCCTTGTTTAAAACTAACGGTTATGTCTTGATCTGGGAAACAAAATCCCCCACCAGAGAAATCGCCCCAACCCATTAAAGATATTGCCGTTATATTGCAAGTATCTTTATGCGTTTTGTAAACTTCGCCCGGCGAATAATAATTTATAAGCATAGTGTCTACATTAGATTCTCTTATAGCGTTGAATATGACATCGCATTTTTCTAAAGCGTCACATAATTTTTCGTCAAATATTTTTCTTCCAGTGCGAAGCAACGGAGATGCGCCTCTATTACATTGATACAATTGATCTACAAAAACACCATTACCTGTCTTCAGCGTATCGCCAGATTTATTCTTAGCTGAGGCAGTGAGCTTTGGGTTTACAGACAAACGCTTTAAATCTCTAACCTCTGACAAGACTTCCGAATATTCTTCATCAGTAAAATACTCATCTATAACGGCATAACTTAAATTATCTTTTCGATAAAAATTTATTTGCATATCACAACAGTATCGGTGTCTTTAAAAAACATTAGTCTTCCATCACACACAATATTCCAGTCTGGGCCTTCTTGCTCACTGTGAGAAGGAACCTCAATCACTACATGCTTGGCAAGTAACTCATCTTCACCTTGAAGAACTCTCCAAACGTGCTGCTCAGATCCTCTTCCGGGCTGACCTCTAGACTTATTGAACCTAATCCTGTACTTCACTCATAAACGCCAATATTGAAATTAACATTAAAAGATATTATTAACTTGCTATCTTCAGTCTCATTCTTTGGCGCTCTATGATGAAGAAAGGAGGGAAATGTAATGATATCTCCCTCCTCTACTGGGGAAGCGTACTCTTTCCCTTCCCAGCTAAATAGTATCTTTGGGTGATCTGCGCTTAACTTGACATAATAAACACCAACGAACATGCAGTTACCGTGAACATGCCAATCGTGAAAATCATTTGTCCTGTAATACTGATACCAGTAATCGTTTATTGACCATTCTGAAAAGTTTAAAGAACGGGCCACCTCTTCTACATGACTTTGTATATCGCACTGGCTGTATTCCCAATACTCTTTCTTCGCGCCTATGACATGCCAATCACAACTAGAAAGTTTTATATTACTGCTATCTATTCCGTACTTTGTGCCAGACTCAATACACTCTACTATTTTTGATTTGTTAGATTGATGACCAGCAGCTTTTGTTTTGAATAGCGGCAGTCCGAAGTCTAGGCTCTTGTCCATATTACTCAGGCTTTTTAGGCCAATCCACTTCAGGGAAATTTGGTTGAAGCCTAATGTCTCTTAAGGCTTTGCGATATTCTATCCACAATTGCTTCTGTCTAACTGTCATAGGCACATCAGAAATCATAGACCAGTCAGAATCTTTTAGGAGGTCTTTTGCCTTTTGCCAGACAATCTCAGATGGAGTTGCTTCTGCTGGGAGAGGCGGCAATTCACCTTCAACCTCAACCCACCCCATATCTTCATAATGCTTGCCAAGCCAAGACAAATCGCCTAGCCGATCCTTAACGCCCTCAAGTCCAAAAATTGGCCCCCAATCTTGAGGTAATTCTCCGGCCTCACTGAGAGCTTCGTTTGTTGACAGCCTCTTCAATTGCCATAACATTCTCTTCACCCTTCAAGGCTATAGGAACGCCTTTCTGATTTTCTGGAGCAGGCAATACTCCGCCTCCTTCATCTTTATGTGGAGCCATATCATTAACATGCGGAGGATGGCCCATACCGGGAAGCGGTTGATTACCACGAAAGTGAGCAAGCTCCTCCTCAGTAACCTTCCAATCTCGCCAACTTGCAAAATCGTGTCTGGGCAAAAGCTTTAGGTGACATCCAACATTTGCCGATAGTTGATGTATAAGCTCTATTACTTCAACAGGTTGAAGAAGACTATACACATACCTGCCATCATTGCCACGCATTGCGATTTCTGTGGTTCCACCAAAAGCCGTACCTACTGTCAGACCCCTTGCCCGACCTGCGGCCTCTGCTTTTATAGAGGCAATTGTAGCCTCCTCTCGGGCCTTAGTCTGAGCAATTTCGGCTTCTTCACGCGCTTTATCTAATCTACTTTTTGCCATTATTGAGGATTCCAATTGACAACAATTTGACCACCGCTTGCTACCGTAACGGGATATGATGTTCCCGAACAAACAGTAACACCATTAGATGTAGATGGGCTTCCAGCTTGACCGGGATTTCCGGGTTGACCACCACCACCTGCGTTTCCACGACCACCTCCAGCCGCGCCAGAACTAAAGAAACCTACTGCATCCTGAACTGCCTGATAGCGGACTACACCACCACCACCGCCGCCACCGCCTGCTCTTTCTGCGTTTGCGCCTGAGCCGCTCTGCGCGTTAGCTGGCCCAGACGGGAGGTTAGATGCCCCGTTTCCGCTTGGGCCACCTCCGGGGTTTCCACCACACCTAGCGCCACGGTCATTAGCGTCTTGTCCGGCATTAGTTACCCCTGCTCCACCACCCCCTCCGCCGCCAACACCGTAGCCATCAGGAGTACCCGCAAAACCCGACCCACCGCGACCCGATAATGGCGCACCAGTGCCACTAACATTATTGCCAACTCCAGAGGGGTTGGTGCTGGAGTTAGTTGGAGAACTTATATTTGAATTACTTGTATCACCAGTTGCTCCTAGCTGACCATCATTACCGACAGCGCCGCCATTACCGCCTGCACCGCCAGCAAAATTAATACAAAAAACAGAAGAAGCTTGGCCTGTACTGCCCGGATTTCCTGCGGAACCACCGCACTGAGCGGGATAACCCGGAGCGCCGCCGCCTCTATTCCTAAAATTAGGCCCGATAAAAAAACTGGGATTAACTACTATGGGAGAAGTGTTTTGGTTCTGAACGCATTTTCCAGCACCACCACCGCCACCACCGCCAGCGCCACCCGGCTGACCTGCATTACCTGCATTACCTGTTCCGCCTAAACCCGTGACACTGACGCAAGTAACCCCCACAGGGACGCTAAACGTGCCAGACGAATTAAATGTTTCTGAACCACCGGGGACAACACCTGCGCCCAGAACCCCAGCTTTCGATGATCCTATAGGCATAATTACCTCGCTTTAAAACTGTCGCTTAATCCTAATTTCGGCCTTCTGTCAAACTTACATATACTGTAGGGGCCATCTTTTTCAACGTAATGTAGCATAAACTGGGCATTTAAATCCGTACCGCACTGCTTCATAGGGTCTCTCCAGTGCAACAAATCACAACCTCTATAAACCAAAGCATCCCCTTGGTCTAAAATAATCTTATTGTCATTGCCGTGTATGTCTTTAATACATATAGGCCAGTCTTTACCAACTTTAGCAACATGAACGGTAACGGAGTATTCACACTCAGGCCTGTCCGTATGCTTTCTTAAAGCGTCACTGTCTACATAGACTCGCATAAATGAATACGTTGGATATAAAGGAAGATTAACAATCTCCTCTATTTCTTTAGTCTTCTCTTCTAAGATAAGTTCGATCAAGGGATCAGCGTAATAATAAAATCTACTCGGCTGATCCGTAATATTTTCTTCTCCAGTCCTTGTGCTACAAGCTTTTCTATTCACACAGTTTTCTAAATATTTTGATATTCTTACCGTCTCTTCCAAATCAAGAAAGCCTTTTACTATGGTGTAGCCTTTCTCTGCAAAGCTATTCATAGTAAAACCAGCCAGTTGCTATGTACTTATCTTCTTTTCCCAGAGGCGGATTACCACGATGAACGTGAGTAAAATCAGCAGGCCACATAACAACGGTGTTTTTCTTTGGGGACACCCGAAGTTTTTGATACAAGAACTCAGTCTCTCCACCATCCTCATCTTTTATATCATTAAGGTACAAGTTATAAACTAAGACTCTTTCCTTATCTCTTCCGTGCGCTCTCTCTGAATGCCAAACATGATACCCCTCTGCGGGACAAGTCTTCTGGACTTTCATGTACGTCCCTCTAACTTCAACATTTTTTAACTGAGAAAATGTTTCCGAATAAGACTCAAAACATTTTTGAAGCCCCCCAAAGAAAACATCTTCCATACGATCCTCACCAAAATTGGGAGCTGCATGATTTAAAATATTGAGAGCATGATCTGCTTTATGCAAACGAGATACACCTTCAGTATTCTGGCGATTCCAACCAGCGCCAGTTTCCTTAATTCTTTCAAATTCTTTTATTACATATTCACAGAAACCTTCAGGGTACACATCCTCAAAAATACCTATGAAGTCTTTATATTCAACATTCATTTAAACGTAGGCCCAGATATCCAAGTTACAAGAGAAGCCCTTTCCCCCTGAACAACAGGGGTTACTTGATGCAACATGTACGAAGGGAACACCGTTACAAGACCTTTTTCTTTTGGAACAACAAGAGGGTCTTTGTTTGTCATTATCTCTAAGTTGCCTCCCTCATATTGAGATGGGTCAGTCAACTGCATAACCAAAGACAATTTTCTGTTTGGCTTCCCGCCCTCACCACAATCTTGATGCCATCCGTACATCCCTTGCTCTGACATGCAATAACGAGTCAACTGAAGCGCCTCAGCAAAGCAAGTAAGGTCAAACCCATAATATTGCGCGTTCAAACTAGAAACTATATTTTCAAGCTTTTCATAAACCCATTTGCTTTCGTTATCACATTCAAGCCAATTGACATAGGAACGCCTCACATTTAAAAGAGTATCCTCGGTCTGACCACCCGCTTGAGCGCGTTCATTAGCCACTAAAGCCTTCTGTGCAAGCCATTCAATTTCATTTTCTGAAAAGCCACCCTTCCACCAAACATACGGTTCAGTTGTTCTTGCATAGGGGACTATCGGGTATTGCATTATTTATATGCGCCAGAAACAATAAAGTGGAGACATGTTGTAGGCAGGTCATCATTATTTGCTGAAAGAGAATGCTCTAGCCACGAGCTAGATATAAGCACCGTACCCGGCCCAACATTATTGAAGTGACATGTTTCAGAACTTTCCGTAAGACTCTCTGAAACAAAACTGTCTGGACTAGACATGCTTTTTCTAACTCTTGGATCATAATAGATCGGGTAAGAGCCTTTTTCCGGTCTATCCAAAAACATCCACCCACAAAGAAAAGAATTCTTATGAACGTGAATGTTTGTTGATGACCCACGATAAGCATCCTGCGCCCAGATGTTTACCTTAAGGTTATACCTGTCTACATCATAACCTTGCTCACAAAGAATTTTATTTGATTCTTCTAGAATATATCTTGCAAAGTCATTTAACTCAGGAGATTCTGATATATCAGCAGTTTGAAAAAACGAATTTTGTTCTGAAACTTCCCCAGAATACTCGCTTACATATTTCTTTAAAGGATACAACCACTCTGGTTTTTCATCCCTGTAAACCAGAGAAGGGAAATATGAATAGCAATTCATTAACTTTCAATATATTCCACTAATGTCTGAGCGTAGGCTGTAACATCGGATGCAGTTATTTCACGACTTCCAGATGGCTGATCTACTCGGTTATGGATGAGTAGTCTTTCCGCAGTGCGAACTGCGTCTAGCTTGTTTCTTTTATTATCAATACGAAGTTGCTCATCTACTCGACATTTATCAAGTGCTGCTTGAAGGTCAACTTGTGCTTGTTGTTCGGCAGTAAGTGCCATAACGGTATCTCCTATCTAGGGAATTTAATTAAGACATATTTTTCATAGGTATGGTTACATACCAAGTCGTACCATTATCTGGGGTCATAAAGAACCAGATGTCAGTTTCGTTGGCCCCAGTGCTACGACTAACAGAACCGCCGGGAAACTCAACCGTTCCTCCAGAAAATGCTACAGTTCTACTGGGCGTACCATCATTAGTCAAAATAAGAATAAAAGATGACGAACGATTAGATACAGCATTTTCTCCAGAAAGAGTAAATGTAACATTGTCGGTCAATGTAGCTGTAAACACTTGAGCTGTAGATGCGTCTAGAGTCTTTGCGCTGCCAGTGTTACCCAGTGCGCTGACTTTGTCCGAAAATATCCCAGTCAAGAAACTTGCTGTAACATTAACCTCGCCGGTTCCTTTGGGAGTAACATCAATTCCTACGTTAGTATCATCACCTGTAGCAGACAAAGCTGGATTGTTGCTTGTAGCAGCATTTGCCAAAGTAAGTTCGTTTACGGCAGAAGTTGTTGCTGTTACCTTAAGTAACTCAGCGTTGTTGGTGTCGTTGATTCCTGTGCCAACTTTAGGACTAGTCAGAGTCTTAGAGGTTAGAGTCTGAGTATCACTGGTTCCAACAACATCACCAGAAGGAGTTGCCTTACCACTGTCCTTGACTAGCTTACCAGTGGTTCCGTCAAAAGCTGTGAAGTTATTGTTAGTAGAGCTTCCCGGCCCAACAACATCACCGTCAGTAATGTCTTCAACTAAGGCTAGAGCATCAACTACAGCAGCTCCTGCACCAGCCCCATCTAAATAAACAACTTTTGTTTTGCCTGTAGCTATCGTTACAGTAGCCCCCGAACCTTGCTTTATAGTTATGGACTGACTGCCAGTAGTAGCGTTCTCTATCCACATAACCCGTGTATTTGTGTTAGGGCCAATAGTCAGCTCTCTGGTAGCAGTGAGAGATGCTCCAGAAGTAACCTTAAAGTAGAGCGCACGAGCAGGGTCTGAAGCACCATCAGCAACTGTAGTAGTAGCATTAGCATCAGAAGCAAAGGCTGCTTGAGTAGCAAACCCTAGCGATTCTCCAACAAGCTCTAAATTTGTGTTTGTACTAGTACCCCAAGTGCCGCTTTCGTCACCTGTGGCGATTTCTTTTAATCTTAGATTGTTTTCATAAGTAGCCATCTATATCTCCAGTGACTATAACGAAGCATCGCCAGTTGCGGCTGGGACGCTGGTTGCATAAATCTTTGTGTTTTGCCTTAGCGACAAACTTGCACCGCAATTTGAACAAGTATCTGCCGCAAGCTCAGACTCATCTAGGTCATAACCACAAGCAGCGCAAACTATTTCTATCTCATGCTTAGGGTCTATAATACCATCAACTTTCTTTGCTTCATTTACTGTCTTCATGCAGCTATCTCCGTCCAAATAGTTCCGGGGTTTGGCACTATTCTGCCCCACACCAAGGCATCTCCAACTTGACCAGTACCTTGAACTCCGGTCACATTAATAATAGCCGCCCCATCTATAGAGACAGAACCAACCGCTGTAGTGCCTTGCACTCCGGTTACATTGACAAGCAACTTAAGATCTACAGTAGCAGACCCTAAAGCAGTTGTCCCTGAAACTCCCGTAACGCTAACGTCAGCATCAGCTTTTACAGTAGCTCCGCCAGTAGAAGAGTTGGCGAAAACCCCAATCAAATCTACAACGACAGAACCTTGAACTCCAGCAGAACCAAGACTAGTAGTTCCAGCAACACCTGTAACAGATACGTTTGCATCTGCGGTAACGGAGGCCGTTCCTACCTGACCAGTACAAGCATTACCAAGAACATCAATAGCGCCATCAGCATTTGCAACCACATTTCCAAGAGCTGTTGTTCCAACAACTCCTGTAACAAATGTTGCTCCACCTAGCTGAAATGTAACCGTGCCAAGCTGAGTAGTTGCTTCAAATGACTGACTTCCATCGCCCCAAGTTTTCTCGCCCCAGCCAACGCTTCCCCATCCGTCAAGGAATATACTTACATCAAAGACCGGATAGTTCGCAATGCCTGTTGCTGATACACCAGTGACGCTAACTGTTGCTCCTGCTGCGGGGGTTTCAGATCCTAGCGCAGTAGTTCCAGACAAACCTGTCACTGACACAGTAGCGCCAGCACTAACGGTAGCAGTTCCTAGCTGACCAGTACCTAAAGGTAAGGCAGGACTATTAGTGTCCCATTCACCGGAACCCCAATTACCATAGCTCCAGCCGCCTAATGGTACAATCGCATCAGCCATTTAACACCTATCAAGCGATACGAATAATCGCGTTACTAGAATCCGGCGTAGGAAAAACAATAGTGAAGTCACCAGCCGTTGATGTCTTGTCACCGCCAAAATCCAACACAGCTACCGCTGGATCACTAGACTGTGTGTCATTGAAAATCAACGCACCACGAGCTGTAATAGTAGCTGTAGAAAACGTCAAATCGTTAAAGTCAGTAAAGGCAGTAGTTCCAGAACTAGTGGGGGCTACCGCAGTAAGCGCGGCTCCTTTCGCTGTATATCCTGTTCCAGACACTTCGTTAGACGTAGTATATGCAGTGGTTGCCGCACCTAAACTAGCCGAACTCGTATAAAGGGCAAGATTAAATGTATCCGCAGTCGTGCCGCCACGAGCAACCGTTGTTCCAAATGCGTGTATACCGTTAAGAAGCTCCACTTTGAAGCTTGTACACATTGCTTGACTAATAGCCATAAGGGGCTTCTCCTATAATTTACTTATAATACCAGCTAATTCAGCGTGGCCTTGTTGATTAAGCTTAGAACAAACAGTTGTCCTGTCAGACCTAATAGCTTCCTTCATGTAAAAAACGAAAAGGTTTTTTACAATATCTCTAAATGCAAGGGCTTGGGCTTTTATTAAGGGGTCTGCCGTATCGCTAACGGCAATAAACTTCTCCATAGCTCTGTCTGCTAGTTCTTCTGGAGTCCAGCCCCTGTTGGAGGTTGTGTGAACCTCAAAGTTTATACCCGAACTTATCTCGCCTTGTACTCCGCGCATCAACCCCTCCTAACAAAAACAGAGCCACTTCTGTAGTTGTCCGTTGTATTGTAACCCTCACCAAGTATTTTGAGTTGAGCAAGAGATTCATCAAACTTCGATTGATATAAAGACATTAAATCTGGATCTCCTTTTAGATAAGCATAAGCCTCTATCAGAGAGCCATAAAGCAAAGCGTTTTCAGCGTTTGTTCCAAGCCAGCTTGTTCCGCTGGGATCTGTAGATATGGACAACGGCTTGTATAAATAGTGAAGCTCAACAAAATAATTTGAGTTTGGCGTAGGGCCAAGAATAAAATTAGAGTCATCAAATATTCCATAATATTTGGGAACGCTAGTAACTGTAACGTCTGGAGAGACTTCTCTAATAAAATTAGTATCTTTAAAAAGCAGGTACTCATACCCTGAGTTATCAATAGCCATTGAATATTGCGACAAAAAATCAGATGGCATTGCCAAATATTGATTTCCGCTACTTACATTTGCCGTGACATTTTTTTTGAAATCTGGGAGTTGAACAGTCCTAAGTATTCTTTCTTCTGCCTGAGTAATAAATGTCGGCAAATTAGTCACAAAGCTAGACTCAGTGCTTTGCAAATAATCCTGTATCGCTGTCTTTAATGTAGTATATGTCCAAGCCATCAGCTTATCTCTACCCTAACAGTGCCAACTTGCCCGAACATGTCAAGCCCGACCAAACCAACGGGGTTCCAAGAAAACAACCTTCGACTAGAAGCCAGACCTCTGTCAGGTCTTGGGTTCCTTAACGCTTGGGGATCGGTCATTCTTATTCGGCCCAACTGTAATTGAGGCTGGTCTTTATCCAGAACATCACGACCAACCAGCATACCATTAGGTCTGCCGTCCTCTATCTGAGGAACTAAATCTCTTAGGTTATATCTAAAGCCAGTGCGATCACACATCCCAAAGGCTTTCTTACCATTAGCATAACTGCTCATAGATACTGATAACCTCCCGGCACAACGTACAACGCAGCCTTTTCTCTATCTGCATCAGAAGCTAGTTCCCATTGCTCGTCATAAACCTGCTTAAGCAACGGCGCTCTTTCAGAAACTTCAGGTCTCTTAACGCTAATCTGATAAGCAAGACCAGAAACAAGACAAGGCAACCACCTAGAAGGAACATCCATATTGTTGGAAGATGGCTTGCCGGAATCTTGTACCCTCTCCATATAGTAATAAACCAACGTATACGTTTCAGCAGTGTCTGGTACAGGCCAGAGGTTAATTGCTATCTGAGAAGGGTCTTTCTCAATCCAATACTGCAAGGGTCTAGCTTCAGTTAACTTGTTTGTTAAATGAGAATACTGGCTTATAGATATCCTTTGCATCATAAGATCGGATTGACTAGAGGTATTTCCAGCATCTGTCCTTATAAACGCCTCAATAATATCTAACTCTTTTGCAGGCAGGGCATAGCGACCAGTCCCCGGAGTTAACGTAATGCTTGAAGACTGAACAGTCCAAAGGTTTAAACCTCTATTCTGCCACTCAAGCATAAGAAGATCTAAACTTCTCCTAGCGGTGCGGTAGTCATAGCCGCTCCTAAGCTCTACTCCAGCCCTTTCATAGGACTCTTCTATGATATCGCCTATATCTAGATTGAAAGAGTATGTTCCGCTAGTAGCCATTATCTGATTGCGCCTCTGGTTAATCCACGAACGGCTTTGCCATTGCCCCTACCAACCCGGCCACCGCTAAACTTTTTCTCAGCAGAGCCTGCTTCGGACATAGCAATAGCAACAGCTTGATCACGACTGGTTACTTTTTGACCAGAACCACTTTTAAGATCTCCAGCCTTGTACTCGGACATGACTTTCTTGATCTTTCTCTTCTGAGCAGGTGATTCCATAATCTCTTTACCCATCTGTGGTCTACTAATCATTTAACATTTCCATCGTTTTCTAGCTTGACGCAGCCTAGAATTAGGGTCTTTAGCTGCTTTTGGAAACTTTTTCATTTGACCTTCAGAACGCGCACAATAAGACTTACGCCTCTTTGCATCTTTACTGCCTTTCTTTACTGTACCAGTAACTGCTGTCTTAAGTTTAGAGCCGGGGTTGTCCTTGCGGTATTTAGCCACACCTTTCTTGGTCATGCCTGCACCAGACTTAGTCGGACGCTTATGACCACCTTTTATGGTGTGGCCTTTCATAGTCCCCTTCTTAGAATCTTTAGGCATCGCTACTTCTTCTTAGATACTTTCTTTTTTCTTTTAACAGCAGAAACTCGCCTTGGCTTACCAGCAGGCTGACCAAGTCTTTTCTTCTCTGCCACTTTCTTTTTCTTTTCTGCGGCGCTCATTTCTCCTGATGTCTTAGGAGTCTTACTAGAAACTTTCTTTGTTGGCCTGCAATAAGGAGTGCCTCTCTTATCGCCTTTTTTTCTGCCACAAGCTTTTCCGGTTTTAACGTCTTTCCAATCTTCTTTAAACCAACGCTTTAAGGCTGCGCCTTTTTCCGTTTTACGAACTGCCACTGGATTTGTTACCCCAATTAGCAGCGCCTACCTTACGACACTTAGCTATAGCGCCAGACGCATAAGCAGATGGAAACACCTTATATCTTGCCTTTACCTTTCGGTAGCAAGCATCCTTGGTGCTTCCGCCATCTTTAAACTTGGCTACTGTTCCGCCGCCGTAGTATCTTCTCATGCTATCCGTAAGTCTTATTTAAAGTCATTACTATCGAGTAAGCATCACCAGACGCAGCGCCCGTAGTTGTAAACAGGATATCTCCAGTTTTACCCGCAGCAGAGTTGTTTGGTATTCCACTAAAATCCCTGTAGTCTAAATCATCAGAATAGTCTTCAGGAAGATAAGTAATTAAAGTATTTGTTGTTGCGTCAAATTCTATTTTGACAGCCATCTTATAAGTAACGAACTGGATTCTAGATACAACAACTCCAGTACACGCTTTACCTGTTAGAGGATCTGAGTTAAGAGCAGACACATCAACCTTAACAACACCAGATTCACCAGTGCTGTCACTTACATTTGTAAACTTCATGATGGCAACCTTAGCCCCATCTTGAATAGTTTGACTGGTAACTAGATCAGCCATCTGAATTCTCCTAAATAAAGGGCGAGTTACCCCGCCCTATATTTTACGAAAGGTTGTTGTTCTGAATGTACATAACCGTAACTGTCGCAACGCCAGTTGTGCCGTCACCATTAGCTCCGGTGAAATCAGCTAAAACCTCTAGATCAGTAGTTCCAACATCAGTGGCTTCTGTATCTAATGTTCCGTGAGTCGTTCCAAGAGCCTTGGTATTGATTCCGTCAAGAAAAGCGTTCGCATCTGCCGCCGTTCCAACAGAAATCGTAGCAGCTCCGCCGTCATTTCCAACGGTAGTGACGTTCAAAATCACATCAACAATTTGAGAGTTGGCAGGTACTATCGCCATCCTCTGATTAAGTTGGCTTGCGCCTGTGATATTTGGTACAGCAGATTGGGCCATCACAACAAAACCGACATTAGCTACATCAGTGCCAACGGTTGTGCCAGTGGTATCTCGAATGGTTCCGGTTTTAATAGGGCCGGAAAAAGTGGTAGTAGCCATATGTTACTCCTGTCGGGGCTAGTGTCTGCTTTCGCAGTCAGGGTAAAAAACAGAGAGGGGCAAAAGCCCCCCTCTGACACATCTGTACCTCTTACGAAGTACCGGGGGAACCGTAAATTCCCAGCGGATCAGATACTCCAAACGAGTAACGCTCACGCGCCTTGTAGCGCACATTACCAGTATCGAAGTCTCCATCCATTGAAGTCTCAAGCGGAGTACGCTCGAAATGCTTCATGCCGTTCGGAACATCGGTAATCAAGAAGAAAGCATTGCTGTCAGTCAAATAATGATTGACGCTATAACCTTCTGGGATAGAACCGTTGTTACGAAGCGCGTTGATGTCGTTATCGGCTGTACCGACTCGACCTTCTGTTTCCAGTAGACGAGTAGCAACAAACATCAATGCAGGCGGAACAATCAAACGCCGGGGACGAGCAGCGATAAGAAGACCTCGCTCATCAGTATACGCAGCAATGTTAATCACAGCGTCTTCCAATGAGACTTCGTTCAAATCAGCAGCAGTTACCGGACGGTTGCTGTTAGTACCACCGTTAACAAGAGGGTGACCATCACCACCAGCAACACCATCACCAACAGCAGTAAACAAGTTTACGCCGTCACCGCCTTGGAAGGCATTGGTGAAACCATTGTTAAGTGGGAAAGCAGATTTAACCTGCTTGGTGTAAGCCATACCTCTTGCCAAAGCTTTGGTGTAACGAGCAGACAGAGAGTCATAGAGGTTATCCTCCATAGCTTCTTCTGTAATGCTGAAACCCATCGCAACGGTTTCGTGGTTATAACGGGCAGTGAAAGATTCTTGTGCGGAATCGTAAGATATCGCGCTACCTTCAGCTTTCACAGGAGCCGCGCCAAAACCACTCAGCTTGACTTCCTCTTCAAACGAACGCTCAGATGATTCACTTTCGTAGATCATTGTGTGTTCGTCTTCGTACTTTTCATACTCTAAGCCAAACAGGGCATTAAGGCCCGGAAGTAGCTCTTTGAGCATTTGCGCTCTTGAAATAGCCATTCTCTAAGCCTCCTTATGTGCCTGTGCCAGTATGCTGACGATACTGATGATCACCAAAGTTAATAAAAACTAAGGCATCAGTAAACGCATCACCGACTGCACTGTCTGGGCCGTCAACAAATTCTACTATTCGCAAAGGAAGAGTAGCTGTTGTTGCGGCAGTTGAACCATCCAAAGCAACTTTGCTTCGGCCTATATCGGTTGATCCAGCAGTCTGGACAACACCAATATTGTTACCAAGATCAGATTGAACTAAAGCTTCATCGCTCTGCATCTTAAAAACAGCATCAGGATCGTCAAGGACATAAGCAACAGCATCAGAAGCTACTGTTCCTGTAGGCCAGATCTGTGAGAACGTCATCTGTTTAGTGGTAGGATCTGTGAAAGCACAGCCCATAAACACACCAACAGGAGTCAAAGTAGTTGTACCAGTGTCTTTTTGAATGACACCAGCAGCTACCATTTTTACAAAGTCACCATAAAAAATGTTAGCAGCATAGCCACTAGCAATTTTAATATGACGAACCTTGCCGGAGAAGGAACCACTGGCAGACAAAGTGCCAACTGGTTCCGCTCCCATAGGGGTTGCGGTTGCAGCCATAATGAATTACCTCAATGTTAGGCCGAACCTAATGGTTTCAGCCTTTACCAAATGAAGTCCTCGTAGTCCTATCAGGTTGCAATAGAGGCATACGGGGATCGTTTTCTCTCATGAAACTATTGTCCACAGACTCCATCTGTTGAGCAGCCATTTTCTGATAATACTCTTGTCTTTTGTCCATCTCTTCTTGAGGAGCTTTGCAAAGCAAAAGTCCACCAACTTCGATGTTGCCAACAAAACGCGAGTTTAAATCAGACATGACTTGCATCTCTGGATGATCATCTGCCTTAACAGGAACCCAGCCTTCTCTCATTTTCTGAGAAACATTAGTGTTATCGGGTTGTCCCAGAACGCTGGTTCTTATCCATCGAAAAGCCCAGCCGTCTTTAGGTGCAGGAACAGGTAACACTGATGCCGGAGTCCAGCTATCAGAAGTTCTAGTTTCGGTTTCTCTGCTCTCATTAGAGCGTGGTGTGCGCTGATTAGCCATTGATTACCCCTTCATGAGTTGTCTGGCGTATTGCTCGTTAGTGAGTCCAAGTCGCTTTGCGAGAGAGACTTGGCTGGGAGTCAGTTCTACTGTGCGTGGTTTTGCGCCATTATTCCTACTGGCCGGAGCCACCACGTTTGCCCTACTAGGTGTAGACGGAACTAAGCTCCCAGAGCTTGCATCTTCACCAAAGTATTCAGGAAACTTCTGACGCATTGTAGCGTCAATCCTATTGTAATATTCATCCCCTGCGGGGTCTAACTTCTCATCCTTTATTAGCTTTTCGTGCATACCATAAGCTAAAGCCGTCATATCCTTGTGATTAGGATCTAGAAACCAAGGATTGTTTTCTTTCCAGCTAACCTGCTTCTGAGAAAGAGGTTGAGGTTGAGGCTGTGCTTGAACTTGAGCAGCCTGTCTAGCTTGAGCCTCTCTAGTCTTTTGAGCAAATTGCCTGCCCTGCTCCTTTCTTTCAATCTCTTTTAACTCATACTGAGCAAGATTTAAAGTTTCTTGAGTAGCAAGTATCTTGTCCGTGTCGCCTTCTTCGTAAGCAGTTTTATAGCCTTGCTTGGCATTTTCATAATCAAGCTTTGCTTTCTGCTTAACAGAATCAATAAGAGCGGTCTCGCCACGATTAATCATCGCCTCATAGCTCTTGTTCTTTTCAACAAGCTCTTGAGCTACGCGAACAGCTTCATCGCGCATTTTCTCAGCGTCTTCTCGCTTTCTTCTGTCATCATTATTGATGGCAACAAGTTTGCCTATTCTTTTTTGAGTAGAGCCTTTATAGCCTTTTAGCTCTTCCTCAGTAATCCCATCATCTGCCGGAGTGTCATCTCCAAACGTGGGTCTGTTTCTGTCTTCTGGCGGTGTGTCATCAACGACCCTGACTTCAACATCACTCGCTGATTCTTCAGGAGCTGGCTCTGCCTTCTTGCCGATCTGGGTCTTCACGCCGAAAAACTTATCTTCACTGCTAGTTTCTTCTACTTGATCTGAATCACTCATATCTTTCTAATGCCTCTTGGATCGTCAACAATAGCTTCTACGCTGTCATCATTAATAAGCCTGAACTCTCGGTCATGTATATTGAACCTAGTTCCAGAATACGATCTCATCAGAATAAAATCGCCCTCTTTGCAATAGGGGCCATTAGGAAACTTTTCCTTATCCTGATAAGCGTCTGGGCCAAGCTTCATAACAAAACCAACAATCGATCCAACTTCTTCAAGCTGTTTCGTTGCTTGCGCTTTAATGATTCCACCCTCGGTTTTTTCATCAACCTCTGGCAGTGCTATTAATATTTTATATCCAGCAGGCTCAGGCAACTGCGTAGGCTTTGACTCGACATCTTTCTCGTCATTTGTCTCAGCCGTTGCTGTAACCGATCCAACTTCTACACTAGCAGCTTCACTCATTTTATTTCCTCAGCACTGGATATTAGTGTCCAGAGTCACTTTGCACCGCGATATGCGGAGAATTAAGCGTTCTCAATCCTTTGATTTAGATCAAGAATTTCTCTCTCAGCTATAGCAAGACCTTCTATAATCCCGCAACACTTAGAGTATTCATCATAGTTCTTACAACTACCCGTGCTGATGTGATCGCTTACATCATTCATCTTCGCTCGAATATTTTCCTTAAGAACCTTTAAAGCGTTATTACTAAAAACATCACTCACCAGATAGCTCCTTCGCTATTTCGACACCGACTTTAACGCCCTCAAGCATATCCTTTGATTTCATCCGAGACTTCTCGATGTCCTCTCTGGATGCGTCCTCAGCTACGCGAACACCAAGTTTAGCGCCTTCAACCTTGACCTCTTGAGAAAGTTTCTCTCTTTCAAGCTCGTTCTTTTCTCTACTCTTTTCGAGATCCACTTGAATTCTAGCCATATCGGTTTGGGCTTTGTCTTGAGCTTGCTTCGCTTTGAGTTGCAATTCAGCTTGCTGGAGCTGGACGATTGGATCTTGCATCTGCTCCTGAATACGCTGGGCTTCCATCTCTCTCTTGTCCTTCCCGGTGAGTTGTGCAGCGGCAGGGGCAACGAGTTTAGACAGCCTGTTTTCAATGTCTTCTGGTAGTTGTTCATTTGGCGGCGGCAGTTCTACGCCAAGTTCTTTTTCTATCTGTTGTCGATAGGAGAAGGCCACATGCTCAGAGATGTGCGCCATCATTGCTGCCTGCTTCACCTTAGCGTCAGGAGCCATTGAAAGTAACTTCAATAGCTTAGGATCTTCCATTGCTGACATGTGAGTTTGTATATGCGCCTCATGATCCTGATAAGAAAATGCCTTAATGGGTTCCCCATTGATGACATTCATGTTCTCAGTGACAGGATCTGTAGGCTTAATGTCTTTATCCGTGGGGATAATGTTCTCTGCATCCCTTATGCCCAACACTTCAATCATTTGACGGTGAAGTAGTGGTAGATCGTACATTTGTGGCGCTGAGGCGGAGAGTTGCAGCGCAGCTTGGTACTGCATTATGCGCTGGGCCATCGTGCCACTGTTCGGATCGCTGACAGGAATGATGTCTATGCGATCATCGAAGTCTTCTGCCGCTAGTGGTTGCTGCTCATCGTCATATGGGTAGCGTTGCGGCCCATAATCATGCACTAATCGGCTTAATATCTTTAATTCTGCCCCCATTGCGGCGTGAACACGCGCCTGAACTGCGCTTAACACCTTCATTTCGCGCTCAAGTATGGCTAATGTCGTGCCAACTGGGGCTTCAGAGTTCATATCAGAGGCTTTTACGTCAGCAGCAGAGGCAAACCGCCTGCCTTCCGACACAATGTCCCCTAAAAGCTGGTAAAGGACGTTAGACGGCTCCTTATACGGCATAAAACTGATGTTATCGCGTATAGATCCGCCCGGAACGTCCACATCGCGGAACTCTCCCGGCATAATCGGGGTGTCATCACCCTTAATCTTAAGGCCACGGGACTTCAAACCACCCGGAAGGTTGGCTAACGTGCCTGAATCCACCAATTGACGCAGTAATGAAGTGGCTGACTTGCTTAATCCACCTATCATGTGGACTAATCCGAAGCCATAGAAGCCTAATCCGGGCAAATAGGTGTAATGAACGAAGTGTTCGACCTTTAATTTCTGCGGATCTTCTTCATTCCAGTTACGCTTGATCGATAATATCTTTCGAGAACCCTTATCGATGGTGATTACATAGGGCAAAGCTATACCCGTCTGCTCTCCACCCTGCATATCCTCAAAACCGGGGAGATCATAGTCAACAACCATCTCCAATAGGGTGTGCCTGTGGTCAATTTCGTAGTTGGCACTGTCACCAGTCAGCCTATTGTACTTCTCTTGTATCTCTCCAATGTCTGGAGAAGGAGATGGCAAGTCAATATCCCTATAGAAGCCAGAAACTTGTAACTTCCTGATATCATTAGGAGTTCTTTTCATCACATGCGTTGCACGTTCACAGGTCTTAAGGTCAGAAGCGCCGTAACTAACGACAAAATCTTCCGCCGGAACGAACATACTGCAAGGTCTGTTAAGGTTGGGGTCGAAATAAACCTTTCTAAAAGCAGATCCTGCAATAGGCAAAGAGAATAAAAGCTTCTCAGTCTCAGACCGATACTCAGACATTCTCTGTGTCATTAAATAATTTAAGTAATCTTGAACTCTACTGGCTTGCTTTACCTTGCTATCAGTGAGTTTGCCCACGATAGAGGTCTTGGCTGGCCCAGCAGCAGGGAATATCTCTTGTATTGTCTGAGCTTGAAAGCGAACTACAGCCTCAGAAAGCATTGGGTGAAAGACACCACAAGCTCCAGCCCAAGGTTGTGTACGATCTTCAAAGCGTAGACCCAACAAATCAAGTCCCCTGACGTAGGATTCTTCCCACTCAGATCGACTTTCCTTGTCAGCGTTATACACACCCACAAGATCTGAACCAATCATGTCCAGAGTCTGAGGGTCAATGTACTCCGCTAAGTTAGCGCCGTGATCTAATTCACCCATAAAGCCGCCCTCTGGATTAAAATCCAAAAGAACGCCACCATCCTCAGTCTCAATAGAGACCGCTTCAGGGTTAACTATGTTTACCTCGACAGACTCTTCGCTATCTATTGCAAGCGGATTGCTGACCAGAGACTTTTCAATAGCCATTAAACGACCTCGAAGTTCCCGCCTTTGGTTGCAGCGCCCATACCACGGCACACTCCACCAGACTTCATCTTCTTAACTGTCTTGCCGGATCTCATACCCATTACTTTCTTGGGAGCTTTCTTTCCGCCCATCATTTTCTTGGCGGCTTTCTTTCCAGCTTTCATTCCCATAACTTTTTTAGCGGCGCGTTTACCACCCATCATTTTCTTAGCGACACGCTTTCCGCCCATCATCTTTTTGGCAACAGTCTTACCGCCGCGCATTCCTTTTTTTCTCATCAAGAAATCTCCTGTAATAGTCTTTACGGATTTCATACATCTCTGTTATTTCAGAGTTACCACTGTAAACATCATAATAACCCTGAAGCTCAAGCTTATTAGAGGCTTCCTGAAGAAGAGAAAGTCTTTGAATAAAGACCAAGCCATAGCTGTACTCGCTTATAGGCTCAAAACTTTCATCGTCCAGAACTTCGCTTTCATCATCATAGGGGTGAAAACCCATAACCCAAAGGTCTGAATCGCCCCAAACATCTTGACTTATAAGGCTGTTAACCTCAGCAAGAGCGTTATGAAAACCTTCTTGATCCTCGTCATAGTCAGTTTCTACAACAATAATCAGATCGTATTCATCATCATACTTAGAGATATACTTCAATAACTGCTCATCTCTACTATCATGATCAAAGACAATTTTAACTAAATCTTTTTCCCAAGCTGCTTTAGCATAGGGACAAGTCGGAATGTTCTTAAAATTAGGGTTGGGCATCTCAATAACATTGGATGACCATTCCCTGATCTCAGTCTCAATCTTTTGTTCTTCTTGATCCAGATCAATAGTAACTGGCTTTTCCCCCATAGAAAGGCTCATCCTCTTCATCACTCTGTAACTTCAAGAAGCCGCCCTGCCTAAACCTAAGCAGCGCCTGAGTAGATGAATCAACCAAGTCATCATGCTCACCCACCGGGAAAGCAGCAAACTCATCGACCACCTCTTCAGCAAAGCGTGTCTCTGGACACCAGACTATACCAGAGGCAAACAGATCAGCCACGGCATTAACCCTAGCTATCTTGTCGTTACCTCTGGAGGGAGTGTATTCAGATACTGGGATTCCCATCGCTCTCAACTCAAAGATCAAAGGAGTTCCCGCAGCCTTGGCCTCTACGATAAACGCATCAGGCTCCATCATCTGCCACATCTCAAATGCCTTTTGTTTAAGCTCTGGAAACTCCAGACGCTCCTTGTAGGCATCAAGCAGGATAATGTTAGGCTGAGTCTGCCCATCATCGTCTGGCGCATAGAACACACCCCACGTTGTACAGGCAGAATAGTCAGCTCTTTGTGTCTTCAGGAAAGCTGTATCCCAAGACTGGATAATAAATTCGCAAGGAGGCGGCTTTTCACTCTCCCAGATTTTCCACCACTCCTTCTTAACCAACGCCCCTTCTTCAGCAGTGGGGTTCTGTTGGTACTGTGCATTCCACTTAGAAGGCGGCAGTTCCGCTTTGAGGGCATCCAGTTCAGTCTTAGACCAGAACTGAGGCCACAATGACTTCTCTTTGTCAGTCCCCTCATACATGATGGCAGGGAACTCAATAATCTCCCACTCATCGGTTCCAGCCCTTTGAGCAGCAGACTTAGTTATCTTTCCGGTTAAATCGCGCATATGCCATCGCGTCATCACGATAACAATAGCGCCTCCCGGTTGTAGGCGTTGACGAGGCCCGGATGTGTACCATTCATAGGTTCGATCAAACACAGTGGGGTCGGCACTCTGTCCTTCTTGCTCCGAGTGGGGATCATCGATAATGAGCAGATCTGCACCTTTACCAGTTACAGCACCACCAACACCAATAGCGAAATACTCACCACCAGCACTGGTACTCCATCTCCCAGCAGCCTTGGAGTCGGGCCTAAGAGTCAACTCTGGGAAAACTTTCTTAAAATCCTCACTATCTACGAGGTTACGAACCCGCCTACCAAATCCAACAGATAGTTCTGCTGTATGGGCGGTCTGTATTATTTTCTTATTTGGGTACTGCCCCAAGAACCAAGCCGGGAGCATGTAACTAGCAAACTCGCTTTTAGTGTGTCTGGGCGGCATGTTCACTATCAACCGCTTTAACTCACCACGAGCTATACGCTCAAAGGCCGAAGCCATTATCTTGTGATGCTCACCGTCAATGAAGGCAGGCCACATCGTGCGTACAAAATCTATATATCCAGCCCTAGCAGCCTCAAGCTTCTTCGCTTCTTCAAGCTGCTCAAGAAGGCTAAGTATCTCTTGCTTGTCCTCAACAGGGACGCTATCTAATGTATTGATTAAATTTTGATCAATATCCAAGCGCAATTCGCCTTTCTGAAAACAAGGATTACTCTTGTAAGGATTTCACTAGCAAGGATTTCCCTTGAAAGAATCCCCTTTAATTTAAAACTAAGGCATACCTAGAAACGGGTACTGCAAACGTATAAGGGTAATCCTTAGTAAGGGTAATCCTTAAGACACAAGTGTAAGAAATTTTAACATATTGTGCCTATTGACAAGTGTAAGGTCAATTTTTTTTGCAAAATTTTTTGGGGTACTAGGATTCCTACCCCTTTTTCTGTACAAAATTTGACCAGAAGAACGCTAAGTTATTGATTTGATTGGGCATTCTAGAAAATAGGGTGGGGCATGTCAAAAGTAGGGAATTATTTGAGTGTAACACTGTGTACTGGGTACACACACGCGCCTTAGCTGTCAGGGGGGGTGGGGTATCAAAGTGTGACACATGTCACGGGGGTCACTTGTATTATTTAGGTGGGGTCATGTTGCACACATAAGAGGTGTCATGTGTATTATTACGGAAGGGTCATGTGACTTTACTTAGGAGTGTCATTGCTGAACTAATGGTCAACTATGTTAAAGGTGTCAGGTGCAACAATACTAATGCAGATCTTTATTATCGCTATCCTTGGTTTCTTGGCTTGCCAATAATAATTCCAATTTGGCCTGAAGCTTGGCTTCGATGTCGGCACTAGTGGTCTCCTGCTTTTGCTCGACTACATCCTTAAATAGGCCGACACTTTTCCCTAGCAACTCTGCTGATCGGATCTTCATACTGTCAGCGCCCTCCGCTGTATCCATCCAAGTCCGAAGCTTTCCTAGAACCTTCTC